TCCTGAAAAGGTTACTGTCTTTGCAGTTGGGTTAAAAGTGTAAGTTCCTGACGTATCTTGGCCTAGTAATTGTTTCATTTAGTATCCCCTATATTTATAGTACAGTTGCCATAGCGATTACGAATGCTTCGTCTACTCCCCCACCACCAGAAGCAGAAATTGTAATTGTATTTCCTGCAGAAGTTAACGTAATACCACTTCCGGCAGAAAGACCTACTGTACCAGTAAGTCCATTTAGGGTATTTACAACCGCTGTGGTGCTATAAACATTCCATGCGCTGCCATTCCAGATCCAAGAACTACCACCAAAGGTGTAAATTTCGTTTAGTGATGGGGATGGAGGAAAATCTAATGGCATGTCTTAATATTTATATGATTTCAAACCATGAAAGGTCGGTATAACCTTCTGTGCCATTTTCCGTAGGAACCAGTACGAGAACAAATGTATCGCTTACTCCCAGTTGTGTTCTTCCTATTTGAAAATTGAAATCATTTATGGAAGATACATCCAAGGTTCCGCTGCTACTTATATATCCACCTATAATATCAGTTCCGCCAGTAACTCCCGTAGCCGTAACATTATATTGAACATTTCCATTGAAATGTGTTGCCCACGTGTTTCCCGTTAAAGTTGGATTTAATAAAATTCTGTATTGCACTACTAATGGTTTGTTGTTTGTATCCGGCTCTATTGCCACACTAATATTTGACGGCACAATAATACTATCCAATCTATCGGGGGCCAATCGTATTGCAACCAGTGGATATTGAGTTCCTGCTGTTGTTAAAGTATGGGGTGTAGTTCCACTATGAGTTACGTTGTATCTTCTGCTGAATCCTTCATATCCACCTTCAGACAATATCGTTGAACAAATTTGTCTCATGGTACTGCTGCCTGTTTGTCCAGCAGTATTTTCAATCTCGTATCGCAAAGGCAAACATGCAGTTGACATATAGGTTGTTGAATTTTTATTTGTATTATAAAATGTGTGTGCCACAACAGGTTTACCATCTATAAAGAATCCAGTGCGGACATCACCCACACCCAACCATTCAACGTCTAGCCAAAAAATATTCCCTTTTGTTACATCTATCGTAACACCAGAATCACCAGTTCCATCAAATTTGTCACCATTCCAATTTGATTGTGTTACCGTTTGTGTGGTTCCGAGTGAAGCAGATGTCAAGCAAACTGACAACGTCAATCCATCTTGCTGTAGATATACTCCGTTATATGGCGTTCCAGCTGTAACACCACCTGTTATACCAAAATATCCAACCCGTTGACGTAATCCACTTTTTGGTTGAGCCATTGCAAACGAATCAACAATAGTCAAAGATTTTCCCGGCTGGTATGGAAACACCCTTTTAGTTTCAACATACATCTTAGAACCACTTGTAGTTCCTGAAGTTAGAGATACCGTGCTTTCTACTGGATTAAATGAATATGTGCCGCCACTTACTCCAACATAATTCCATTTATCACTGAGTGTATATCTTTGCTGACTGTCAAATAAGGTAAAAGGATTGCTAACTTTTAGTCGATTAAACGCATCAACCACATTTCCCTTGAAACCTACTAAATCATTGTATAAGTATGACATTATATTATTCTCCAGCCGGATCTGTAGATAAAATGCAGACCAGCGTTGTCTAAATTTATTATTGCTGAACTTTGATTGTCTATCTTATGAGATGCAGTGGCTCCGACAATCGTGATCTGACGATTGACTCCGTTTCCTGCATTTCCAGATTCATCCTTGACCACAATTTCTCTTCCTGTTTCTGGGTTGGTTGGAAGAGTTATAGTAACGGGACCTGCGTAACTTACTCCGATATAATAATCGGAAGAAAGAGCTGCGTATGTTGCACCAGTAACACCAGTAGTTGCAAGAATAGAAATTGAAGTTGTGCTAGAACCTCCGGTATTTGTTGGTTGAACCCACTGATTACTATTACCATCATTAATATAAACATATTCAATACCAGTATCGGAAGCCATCCAGCGGAACCCCATTGTGATTCCGGGGCCTGTTGGTGCAGTTAATTGATAATAATAAGTTCCTCCAGCACCAGCGGGGCCAGCTGGTCCAGTAGCACCAGTGTTTCCTTGAGGCCCTTGGGGACCAGTAGGTCCAGCTGGTCCAGTATTTCCTTGTGGACCTTGTGATCCCGTAGCACCGGTGTTTCCTTGAGGACCTTGTGAACCAGTAGGTCCAGCTGGTCCAGTATTTCCTTGTGGACCTTGAGATCCCGTAGCACCAGCTGATCCCGTACTTCCTTGTGATCCGGTAGGTCCAGCTGGTCCAGTTGCACCTGTATTTCCTCGGAGCATTGCTGTGCCCTGCGTAGTCCCATCGGCAAATTCAATATAAGACTCTGGCAAACCTGAAGATATTTTTAATCCGTTCGGAACACTTAATTGAGCTGATATTGGATCCAAAATCAAACCAGTATTGACTTCCAGATCCCCGTTGGCTGCAGCCAACTGCAACATTCCTGGGGTGCCTTTTACAGTAGCCAAACTAGAAATTTGTACAACACCCGTACCACCGGATGGATCTAAAGTTATTCCGGGTCCTGCCGTTATTTGCGAAACCCCGCCTCCAGGTCCACCTCCACCGGAAATATCAACGGTAACATTTTTGCCTTGGCGAGTAACCGAGACTCCAGAACCTGTAAAGTTAATATCGCTTACAGATTTAATAATCCTATTACCATCTTCTTTGATTCCTACCGCACCGCCACCTGTAGGAATTGCGGTGGAAAGTTTATTAATGGCGTTCTGAATATCTGTGTTTTTAAAATGATCAAGTACTTTAGTAAACTTGTCAGAATCAAAACTTAAAGTACCGTCTTCTAAAATTAAAGGATAATTTGCAGAAATTACCGGTGATATTCCATCTTTTCCATCCCTACCATCTTTTCCTGGAACACCTTCTGGACCACGTGCTCCGGGAGCTCCGTTTTGTCCGGGTAGTCCGATTGGACCCCGAGCTCCATCCTTACCGTCTTTTCCATCTTTTCCTTGTGGTCCATCAGGTCCCTGTGGGCCTTGCGGTCCAGCATCTCCACGGTCACCTTTTTCTCCCTTTGGCCCACGCAGTCCAACCAAACCTCGTTCGCCAACATCTCCTTTGTCGCCCTTATCGCCTTTTGGTCCTTGGGGGCCAACTTCTCCTTGTTCTCCTTCTGGGCCTTTTGGGCCCATTGGGCCAACCAGTCCACGTGGACCAACTTCACCACGGTCACCCTTATCTCCCTTCACGCCCTTTATCTGAATGCTTTGTCCTGAAGCATCTTCAGTCAAGGAAACTTGACCAACGGAATTTTGTATTGGTTGAATTTGGACGGCTTGTTTATTTGGAGTTACAATTTCCTCAAACAAATTTTTAATTTGCTTGGAATTGCCATAAACTTTTATTACTTTGTTTGTGTCTTTTTGTATGAAATAATGTTCAGTGATGCCAATTCCCAGCTGAATTTTTTCATCATACTTACAAGGAGCAACTTCTTTTAGAATCTGATTTTGGAAAAGAGATCCTACTGCGTGCTTTACTTTTACTAATTTGCCGTTTAGATATTCAAATGCCATTGTTGGAACAAAATATTCCTTGATTTTGGATGAGTTTCCTTCGATGATGTATTCTTCACCATCGGAGTTTTTTAGTAATAATTGAGTCAGACCAGAACCAATTTTTATTTTTTTTGGATTCTCTACCTGTTCTACAATGAAATACTCACACCCCATCAGCAGTTCTGGGTGCTGTTTTGCCAGTTTTAGGGATGTTTTGTTCTTTCCGAAGAACATTAGTTTATACTATTTAGGGGCATATTGGGTCCCCGCATCCATCTGCATAATAGCAACCATTGTAAGTGAATCCACGAACAGGCTGTGTACATATGGTCCATTCTTCAATACCGTTTGAAGCACATGGATCACTTGGGTTTAACGGCTTTTGGTTGGGGTCTAGCGTACATCCAGTGTTTCCGTAAGGGCCACCACGCCCATCAAAGGCGTTGTAAGTGGAACCACGAACCTTTAAGGCAAATCCCATAACATCACCCGAATGGGAAACTTGAGGTTGGAAGTGTCTGGGTGCGGATACTAAAGTCAACCCAGAAAATGCTCCAAGCAATGTTCCAGGATTTCCACCAAAACTATCGTCATAAACAGTATAATTTAACCACCATGTTCCGGAATTTAAAGTAATTCCTGCATTTGGATCTTGTGTCCATAAACTGATTTGAACCAATTCACCCAATACAAAGCCATTGCCGGACGCACCGTTTACATTTACTGAATCGCCGCTAGCTGAATATTTTGATGAGGGGTATTGATTTGTTGAATCCGGAACAGTCTGCCAAATACTGGGAGTTGTTACATAATCTCTTGGTGTTACGGACCAGCTGTTTCCGCTATAGGCAATCAAATCACCTGTCGTATTTCCAAGAGGTCTCAGATTCCATATTATGGCGCTGCCATCCGTTACACCTGATGCTGCGCTAGATACGGTAACGTCGCCAGTTTGTCCGTTTACAGAAAGAACTCCAGAATTTTCAATAGAAATCTGAGTCGAAGAAGGAACTGTTACGGATATTCCAGTAGAACCCACAATATTTGCATTGCCAAAAGACAAACCATTAAGACTCCACAGTCCCGTATTAACTATTGTGACGATACCAGTACCACCAGGAGGATTCAATGTTAGACCTTGAAGTGTAGAGAGTCTCCTAATTCCATAATACTCTAGTGTAATATTTCCAGTTGTTCCAGAAATATTCAATCCAGCACCAACACCTGGACCTAAAGCGGCATTTCTTCCTATTCCCAAAGTCATGGAAAGTACACCGAGGTTGGATATTGTTATATTTCCGGTAGTTCCCGACAAACCAATTCCGGTGCCTGCAAATGCCGCACACACTCCCTGTACAGCTCCGGTTATTCCATTGAAGGATCTGACAACTCTTCCTTCATAAGAACCACTTACTTTTAGGTTTCCTACGATGGAGACTGATCTGCTAGAAGTAATTCCGGCTGCACCTAAAGTCAAAGTTGTATTTTGTGAAGGTATCAGACTGTCGGTGCTGTTTAAAAGCAAATTGGTATCTTCTTCAGCCGATATAGAATTAATATTGATTATGCTTGTTGGCAAAGAAACAATAACATCACCTGTAGATCCAGAAACTGATACCTGACTGGCTTGACCGGAAAGAGTTCTAACACCTGTATTCGATACAGTTATATTTCCAGTAGCTCCAGATACAAAAATTCCGGTTGATGCAACTAGATTGCTTACTCCCGTTACTGCACCCGTAAATCCGTTGAATGATTCTACACCAGAAGTTCCGCCCGAAGAACCGGTTGAAGAAATGGTTATAACATTTCCATCGGTAGTCAATCCAATATTTGAACCAGCCGCAAGAGTAATTCCACCTGACAATCCATTGAAGCGCAGTACTCCTGTATTCTGGAATATTACGCTTCCGGTTTGTCCGGAAAGACTCATTCCGGCACCAGCAGTAACCAATTCAAGCCCTTGAATACCGCCCGTCTTTCCATTGAAAGAACTTACAACACCGGAGGTTAGAGCAATTGTTCCACTTTCTCCTGGTATTGTAATCTGCGTAACTGTTAATCCTAGAGAAGAATAGTTTATAGTTCTGGTTATACCTGTTAGACTATTATTGAATACAATTGAATTATTTGAAATGGTAGTTACTCTATTTGCGTAACTTACCTGCTGGTCTACGCTAAATGTATTTCCTATATTTCTGAAAGCAACATTTGTTATTGTTCCAGTCATTCCATTCAATGTAGAAACTACTTCTGCTGCAGCAGTGCTGCCGTTTATACTGGGAACACCAAACACATTGCCAGTAAGTCCATTGAAACTGGCGACATATTCTGTCGGAGTATTTCCCGTGTTTCCCTGTGCTCCTGTTGCACCGGTATTGCCTTGTGCACCTTGTGGTCCGGCCTGCCCAACAGCTCCAGCAAGGTTTACGTCCCAAGAAGAAAAACTACCAGAACCAGTCACACCATCTACTTGAATAGAAAGTGTTTGGCCAGAGTATCCATTGACCAAACCAGTAAAATAATTTGAAGTATCATTTGCAACCAAAATTGTCTGAACTTTGCTATAAGCATAGTTTGCCCCAACATTTAGTTGAACTACACTACCAAAAGTAATGGCACTTAAATTTACAGTGGTGTTAGATGTACTTCGGTATATATCACCACAAGCTCCAGTATTCCCCTGTGGTCCAGTTGGGCCTATTTCACCTTGGGGCCCAGTATTTCCAATAGGTCCTTCTGGTCCTTGTGGTCCTTCTGGACCAATATTTCCAGGAGGTCCGGGTGGACCGACAGATCCAGGATCACCTTGTGCTCCAGTTGGACCAGCTGGACCCTGTGGTCCAGTTGCACCAGTGCTACCCTGTGGACCTTGCGGCCCCGCAACACCATATGGTGTTTCATATACTGTTACATTAATGATGTCTTCCATGGAGTAATATATTTATATCAGTTTTTATGATCCTGCAAAGTTTTGACCACCGACAAATGCCAACCAAGAAACACCCTTGTCGATAGTCAAGAATGAGAACACGTCAATTTTTTGTAGACTGCTCAGAGTAGGTGCAATTCCATTTGGCCAGCGAACTTTTGATCCCCAGTTTACAGTTCTATTTGGAGTATTCATCTGCAATATCAATGTAAATCCAATTGTTCTGTCGTTTGTTTGGGGAGTATTCAGAATATTAAATTGTGTAATGTTATCATTTAAAAGCAACGAGAATACCTGAGCAACGGCTAGATCAACATTTACGGCACCGCCTCCGGCAGGAACAATAATACTTTGAAAAGGTTCATTGTAATATTGCAGTGTTGGTGCATATAGAGTATTAAAGTTTATGCTTGCAGTGAGACCACCAGATAGTAGTGGCGCAGGAGATGGAGCTTGGATTGTAAACGCATTTCTAAATGTAGGCTGAGACGTAAAGTCTTGAGATACATTTAGTCTAGCAACATTTTCGACTGCTCCTGTTGCACCATTTACAGATGTTACAACTTGAAATGATCCCGTTGCTCCATTGATTGAAGAAACACCAAATACACTACCAGTTAATCCATTAAAAGATTCTACGAAATTTGTTGGACTTAATCCATCATTTCCCGTATTACCGCGTGGACCGGTCGGTCCAGTATTTCCGGTATTGCCTGTATTGCCTTGTGCACCAGTTGCACCAGTTGCACCAGTAATTCCTGGTATGCCTGTTAAATTTATAGACCAGCTAGTAATTAGAGTTCCGTCTGGGCCGCTATTTCTCAAAATTGGAGAAATAGTCATTGATCCATTTGTCGGGTTGTATGCGCTTACTGGCGCTATGATCCACCTCGTGGGGTTTGAAATGGAAGAACATAAGACATTATCGCCAACGGAATATGGTAAGAATCTAGCCGTAGTGAAAGGTCCAGCAAAATTTTGATTAACGAGTTCACTTATTGTGCCTTGAAGCGTAGTTGTTCGTGCAAGATATGATGCGCCAGTATTTCCTTGGAGCCCGGTATTTCCAGTATTTCCTGTAGGACCCGTATTACCTGTATTACCGGTATTTCCTTGTGGGCCTGTTCCACCTGTAGCACCAGTATTACCGGTATTTCCTTGTATACCAGCATTACCAGTGTTGCCTTGTGGCCCCTGTGGTCCAGCCTGACCAACTGCACCTGCAAGGTTAACATCCCAAGAATTAAAGAAGTTTGATCCACAAACGCCAGAAACTTGTACTGTTAAAGTTTCACCGCCATATGTTATTACAGTAGCTGTAAAAAACTGTGATAGACCAGCAGCAACTAAGACATCCTGCACACGACTATATGCTAAATCTGGACCGACATTTAAGGAAACTTGACTTCCTGTAGTTATAGAAGCTAAAGTAATTCCTGTTGTCGATGTAGAAGAAAAGATATCTCCAGCTAAACCAGTTGCACCAGTGGGGCCTTGTGGTCCGGGATTACCAGTAGCACCAGTATTACCTTGAGGTCCTTGTGAACCAGTTGCTCCAGTATTACCAGTATTTCCCTGTGGTCCCTGATTACCAGTTGCACCAGTGTTTCCCTGTGGTCCTTGATCACCAGTGGCTCCAGTATTTCCGGGTGCGCCAGTTGCCCCAGTATTACCGGTATTGCCTTGAGGACCTTGGTTGCCAGTTGCACCTGTGTTCCCCTGTGGACCTTGTTCACCAGTTGCACCGGTGTTTCCTTGCGGGCCCTGTTCACCAGTTGCGCCCGTGTTACCTTGTGGACCCTGTGGTCCTGTAGGACCCGTATTTCCAGTACTGCCAGTGCCACCTGTTGATAAAATTTCAATATTATTACCGGAAACTGTAATTCCGATATTCATTCCTGCAACAAGATTTATAGCACCACTTAATCCATTTAATTCATAAACTCCGCTAGTTAGACCCCCAACCGCAGAAATAGTAATTATACCATTATCAGATGTAATACCAATATTTGGACCAGCACTTAGATTTAAAGCACCAACCAAACTATTCAAGCTTGTGACAAGATTTCCGGTATAGCCACCCAAAACAGATAGATCGCCTGTAATTGTGGTTAAGCTTCCAGATGGGTTAATTATAAATGAACCCGTGCTACCTACTTCTAGTAGAACATTATCAGGTGCACCGTCTGTTACATCGTTATAAATTAATTTTATGGCTTTTCCATCACTCTTATTAATTTCAAGAGCATGGGTTCTTGGATCAGCGCTATCTCTGTTTATTGCTAGAGTTGTATCAGAAGCATCTTGATTTCTTATTTTAACTAAGTTATTAGATGTTGCACCCAAAACTTCCATGACGGTTCCATAGTTTTCAACCGTCACGTCTCCCATTTGAACTAAATTTTTATCTTGGCAATACAAACCATTTTGCGAGATAAAATAAAAGAAATCATTTGAATTTATCTCAGTTGTTGTAATTTTAAGAAATTCAAATCCAACGTTTTTATTTCCAAGAGCAATATTATTACATAGCAAGGATGATGTACTTGGTATATAACTTAATGGAAGGACATTGGCATCAATAAATATGGACTGGGCACCACATGCACTAACTAATGGAATGTAATACGAAGTTCCTACATTGGCAACCTGTGATACCTGAACTTGAACAGCTGTGTCAAAATCTGGTGAGGTTGCACCAAAAACAATGGTTCCAGATGTTGCCGTAGAAGCAGCCACTGCAGTACCACTAACTTGTCTAAAAGTCAGAGATGTTCCGACGTAAGCTGTAATTTCACCATAAAGAAACGTTCCAAGAACTGGAAAATTTACTTTAATTACAGTTCCGATTTGAAACGCATTGGCGCCATAAGAAGAATCTACTGTAACCGTTGAAGCGGAACCGTAACTTACAACAACAGTTCCTGTAAAATTCATCAGCGGGAAACTGGGACCTGTTGGGCCAATTGGTCCCGTTGGTCCGGTATTTCCCCGTGCACCTTGAACGGCATAAGGTGTTGAGTTTACTTCTACATTTATTGTTCTGCTGGTGCTTGCCATATTAGTGTGGTATAGTTACGTCTGGTAGAGTTTCAATACTTCCTCGGAGGAGGGTGATAACACCTCCATTATTTGGGTACTGCATCTGAATATCATAGAAAGATGAAGAATATTGAGAAAAATGCTGTGAATAGGTGGATCCTATTGTCACATACAAAATTCCACCTGTTGCACTTGCAGCCAAGCCACCTTCAACACCATTGGCTGGAACTACTGGATCACCATCCTCTACATGCAGCACGTAAGAAACCAACAATCCGCTAGGGTGATAACTTTTTCTTACCTGCATATTAAAAGTACAACCACCAATGTCATAGGTTCCACCCGTAGGACCGGTTAAATTTAAAACCCAGCTTATTGTATCGCCTTTTACTGCCGTAGGGTTGAAGGTGTCTGACATCTAGAAGATTCTCCAAATAATAATAGCCTTTTTACGGGCTATTATTGATTCTCCTATATTTAGGACAACTAAATTTTGATTATAGTTTTAAATTTGCCATCTCGGGCGTGATATTTAAAGTGGTTTTATTGGATTCTTTTGCCACTTTGTCTGCCCAAATTTTTTGCTGTTCCATCATTGCCTGTTGCATTTGGTGCATGGCTTGGACATAAATTTTGTAGTTATTTGAAACTCTTTCTCTATGTTCAGATGGAAGATTGGAATCCTTAAGCAGTTTTTCACATGCACCGACACCAACATGTGGGCGACCGATATAATACGCTGTTGTGGCAATTTCGTCATAGATGCCCCAATTATAATTCGCCTTATCCACGAACAGAATATCGTTCTCTGGAACTGGGATAGTCAAACCAAGAGAAGCTACCAAGAAGGCATTTCTCGGCCTGTTATGCTTTCTATAGATGCAAGAAAGGTGGTATAGAGGCTCAACACGGTTTGGTGCAGTTTCAAATGCCATCATAAAGGCATCTGCAACTTGTTCAACTGGTTTGCCTATAAATTCTCGGCACATTCCAATGCGCATCCAGGAAAAGAAAACTTCTTCGTGCCATGCACCCAATGCAACCCGAGCAAGATATTCCTTTTCAGCAACATCATACATCCTTGCATCAAATGCCGATTGCGCTGCATAGAATTGCTTTCTTGGTTGATTTGGGTCCTTTTCAAGGAACGACTTCAGGACATGGTAATCCTTGGTGTACTTTTCAATGTCATTTGCCGAAGACCGAGACCGGCATCCCTCAGTTCTAACTTCCCAAGCATAGTCTCCATCAAGGCGCTGCACGTTCATTGGCTGTTCGCACATTGCATATTCGTGCAATGGCTCTTCATACCACCACTTTTTCTTGGCAAGATTAAAAATTTGTGCACGCAGCCACTGGAATTCACCCCGTCTGATATTTACGACATAACCGTCAAGGCTATCGTCAAAACTATTTACGGGCAATGTACCGGTAATAAAGTCATCGGCATCAATCATCATAGCCCACTTGGTCTTACCCAAGCAGAGTTCAAGTGCCTTTGACCTGTTGGTTCCGAAATCGGACCATTCATGGTCATGGATCTCGCCCTGGATTCCCTTCGAATCAAAGAAGTTTTTAATGATTTCTTTTGTGTTATCTGTCGAACCAGTATCGCAGATTACATAATAATCAATAAATGGGGCGCATGAAGCCAAACATCTTTCAATGTTTGGGGCTTCGTTTTTGACGATCATAGCAAGTGTTAATTTGTGCATTTTCATCCTTATGAATTAAAAAATTTTCTCAACGAACCAGTGTTAAATTTCGGTATCAACTGCCATTTGTCTTTTTCAGTATATTTAATGATCTTTAAACCATTGATTGCCATGGATTCTTTTATTTTTTCTTTGTCCACGACTTCAAGTAGTTCCCACTCTTCAAGAAGTTTTGCTATGGCATTTCTACGTTTTATGTCTTCTTCGGAGACATTTGAAGGAAGGCCATCCAAAGCAAACAATTCTTTGAAGTGTGCCAAAACATAAACGCCATCTTTATGGATAAGATGGCATGATTGATACAATATGTTTTTTCCCTTTGGAGAAACACCAATACGAGATAAGGTTTCACGGACTACCATGAAGTCTTCATCATCTAATAATTTTATGTGCACTCCAACACCATTAAATACATTCTTAGAAACATCAGACATGACACAATCCTTATATTATTTTGTCCCACCAGTATCTAGAGATTTGCGTATTGCTTGCAAATCCTCGGGACGCAATATATTTAGGACTTCTCTAGCCTTCTGTTCTGTATATCCATAAGCCTGTTTTACCAGGTCAATATCTGCACTTTCCTCTTTTTTAACCCAAGGAGAAAACCGTTTATTTTTTCTGATAGAAAGTCTGTAAAAATCAAACTGCATTTTTTTGTCCAATGTCCAGTTGCAGTTTGCGACATTTGCATGAAATATGGTGTCAGAAAAAAATGACAGGCAGCGATTCACGATATATGGCGGATATAACTTTTCTGCTTTTTCGTCGTTATCCATCAAGGCTTTTTTGTCATAATTGATGCTATTGAGATAGTGTTTAAGCTCCATTAGTTAAACTCACAATCCATCATGATTTGAACAATCATTGCCATAGTATTGATTTCCTGATCGGCTGCAAACGAAGCCTTATACTGATACTCAGCAATTATCAAAATTGCCTGCGGAATTGAGTTTGGCTTGAGCACATTATAGAGCTCGTTATACAGCTTTCGGAAAAACTCTGTGGTGTTAAGGTCAATGTTTTGCATCGTCCACTTACGGCAGGATGCAAAATCCTTGGCCTTCATATATCCAAGAAGTTCCTTGTAGGAATCGCAGCTACCCTGTGCCAGTATCCCAACATCAATTCTTCCAGAAGAAGAATACCGCTGAAGTTCATTAAGAGTACGGCGAATGTCCGGAAAATGCTTTTTGATGAGATTGACGAGCACTGGCGTGTCATATGGAACCTTTTCAGTAGTTAGGATATGTTCCACACGCTTAAGGATTCCCATGGCAAGCTGGGCTTTTTCTGCTGCAGGAACCGTAAAGTCAATGCCAGTGCACCGAGAATGAAGTGGATCAATGACTCTGTTTTTGTAGTTACAGGTCATGATAAATCGGCAGTTCTTGGCAAACTCCTCAATCGCACCACGCAAAGCCGGTTGAACAGAGTTTGGATTGGCGTAATCAAACTCATCAAGAATGACTACCTTCAGCCCACCGTTCAAAGATACCGTAGAGCAATAATTGCGGATCTTTGTACGAAGAGTATCGATACCATTCTCTTCGGAGCAGTTGATTATTATGCTATCTGCACCAATGTCATTGGCAATGGCACGGGCGACCGTAGTCTTTCCCGTGCCTGCCTTGCCGTATAACATCATGTTTGGAATTGTACCCTCTTTGACCATTCCGTTAAAAACAACGGAAAGATCTACAGGAAGAATGCAATCCGACAGCGTCTTAGGTCGATACTTTTCGACCCAAAGCAAGTTATTAATGTCTGTCACGATTATCCCCGCTTGATTGCGACGAAGTAAGATAGGTTTAGAGTCTTGTGCGTAAACTTAGAAATAATGGTATCAGTCAACTCCACGGTGTATGAACCCGGAATAAACTTTATTTCAGATACGTTGATCGTACCTTCAACATCGGGACCATTGTAGTTGTCATCCAATACGATCTCAAAGCTGTTGCTGGTGCTCTGGCTGGAATCATCAACGGTAATAACAAACTTACCATCAGCACCAACAAGATTAAAATCACTAACCTGAAGAATGTTTGCTGCCTTCAGGACCTCGTTTAGATCCTTTTCATCCAAATCAAATTTGACTGCAGTTCTGGGCATCTTGACTTCCTTGGTGGGAACAGTCAATAGAGTAGGCTCAGAGTAGAAATAAGTCACGCTTGACCGGCCATTGGAGATAACGACATGGGTGTCGTGAAACTCCAAATCTGGATTTGCAAACATGCTGATTACTCCAAGGAACTTGTTTAGATCCCAAATGGGTACAGCAACATCAAAATCCTCAGCAACCGTAGCCTCAGCATAGATGTTCTTGCCTGCGCTCATGGTCTTCAAGACGTTGCCGGGATTGATCAAGATATTTGAATTGATCGCAGCAAAGTTCTTGAGAATGTTATAGGTTTCTTTTGTTAGTCTCATTTTTGTCACAGTGTTCATAATATAAATCTTTCTGTAAATTAGTCAACATCTTTACGGTAAATCGAATCGTTCAGTTTTTGCTTCTGCTCATGTCTGTTTCCACGCACACTTCTTTTGTGTTGCTTTTTGCTGAGACCAGATGGCTTGTTCTTACGGCGATTGGTAAACTTCTCAAAACTGTCTTCATTCATAGTATTATATTAACTCCAAAGATTATAAAGTCAAATTTCAACCCACTGGAATCCATTTGGGTCTTTATACCAAATATATTGAGTGCCGTTCCCCGAAACCCAAATTTGATTTCTGATTGGATTTATTGGCGGATTTTCCGAATTAAAAACCTCAGTCAGTCCAGTAAAAGTCCATTTATTTGGCGATTGAAGAGGGCTCTTTGTCGTTGGTGTATTGCACTCATACGCACGGCCTTGCTCAACTACAATATCGCCAAGATTATAACGAATGCTGGCTCCATTAGTTGTTTTAAATTTAAACTGTCCTCTGAACATTTACAAATATTTAGATATTTGTCTTGATCTTTGAAAAATTATTTTTCTTTTCAAACTGCATAGAAGAATCAAATTTATCCACTAGCGCATCTGCCTTATGGCTAATGATAAAGATGGAGCACTTATTCTTCATCTTATTTAAGAGCTTCAGGAACGACTCTGTACCAGAAGCATCCAAGGATGAATCCAATATCTCATCAAAGATCAGCAGGTTGCAATTTAGGCTGTTCTTCATCTTGGCTATCTCACGCCAAGTCAGCAGTATGGCCAAATCGATACGCTGCTTTTCTCCCTCAGAGAAAGAGGAATATGAGAATGCATCTCTGTATCTAGACTTGATTGTTTCCTTGAATTCCTCATCGATGGTGAAATCAACATAGAGATTAAGCTTTCCGAGGAACTTGTTGACGAGTCCATTGATGATGGGAACATAATGCTTGATGATACGGCTCTTAAGACCGCCATCCTTGAGAATATCGTAGACAACATCGTAGTGAATTTGTTCATTGATGTGAGCCTGTAGGGTATTAGCTAGTTCTTGTTTTTCAGATTCAGATTTGTGCAGACTTTCTTCCAAAGAAGATATGTTGCTGGATGCTTGTTTGTCTTTCTTTTCTTTTTGGAGTCGCTTTACGTTCTCTTCACCGTTACCAATTCTATAATTTATTCCCACGATATCGTTGTTCATCGTGTCGATTTCTTCTTTATAAAAATTGTATTGGTTTTGTGCATCAAGGAGTTTTTGGTTTTTGTCTTGCGCAATTTTTATTGCTTTTTGACATTCTAGAAGCTTGGTTTCTTTATCCTGGATATGCTTTTGCTTTTGGTCTAGTGGAAGTTCTTGTCCGCAGCATTTACATGTTGCGGAAGTATTCAGAGATTCTATTTCCTCTTTTAGCGTCGTCTCCAAAGCTTCTGTTTTTGCCAGCATTAGAGGCACGTCTTTTAAAGACTGAACCGTCTTTTGATACTTTGCCTGCTCCCCTAAAAGTTTTTCAAGTTGTTTTGCAAACTCGCTTCTTTCAGATTTGCTTAGTTTGATATTGGCCTCAAATGATTCAATTTTTTCATCAAGCAGTTTGATATCATCAGCATTGTGCGTCTTTACCTGATCGATAAATTGTTTTTGTGCTTTGATCTTTTCGTGTGAGATCTTAACCAAAGACTCATTCTCGGCTATGCTAACCTTAAGCGATCCTAGCTGTCCTTTAACATACTGATTCATATCTGCTAGGATATCCAGATCCAGCAGCCCTTCGATGATCTTCCTACGCTCCGCAGGGGTCAGCTGCATGAAGGGGATAAAATTTGACTTACCAAGAATCACTACTTGCTTGAAAGCAGAATAATCAAAACCAAGAATCTGTTCCTCGAACATTTCTTGGTAATCTTTAGTTTTGGCATTTTGGTCAATCATCTCTCCGTTTTTATGAATCTCAAAGATCTTGGGAGATAGTCCACGACGTATCAAGTAGTGCGACCCAGACTTGTTAAATTCTATCTCAACCACACAACCCTTGCCGTTGACGCTGTTTACCAGCTGGGGAATATTAATTGGACGAAATGGCTTGCCAAACAATCCAAAGCAAAGAGAATCAAGCAACGCAAAAGACTTACCGTGTCCATTGGTTCCAGTTACAAGCGTTGTCTTTCTTGTGTTAAGGTCTATTTCGGAAAAGTTGTTGCCGAATGACCCAAAGTTTTTGAAGCGAACAGTTAAAAATTCAATCACTCTTCATCCTTTGACAGTGCACTATTATACGCTTCATCTATTATCTTGGCAAGCATTTGCTTGTCGATTGACTTCTCGTTAATGGTTCCAAGTTCCTCATGTAGTAACTGTAGAGTGTCCTTGTGCACGTCCACCGCAACCAGCTCAGGATTTGCGCTAACTTCCTCGGTGACAGCCAATTCCGCCACGCCCGCCTCATAAAACTTATCCATGTACTTCTCAAACGGCGCAGCCTTCGTCCGTTTCTTGACAAAGATCTTGACGTAGCAATCCTTGAATGTCGAATAGTCCAGTTTTTGCGGTTCGTCTTCATTATAGTCAAACGTATAAAAAAGTTTTCTAGTATTTTGGATGAATACAAGTTCTCTAGACGAAAAATCAAATACGTGGAAGCCCTTCGGCTCCCATACATCCGAGAAAGCCATCTGATACTGCGTACCCAGGTAATGAATATTATCACGACTAGACTTAACATGATAATGACCGGTGAGTACATAATCAAACTTGTCAAAGTGTTTTGGGTCATATCCTTGCTCTATAAAAATTCCACGAATGCTCTGAAAGCCACACAATTCAAGATGGCCCAGCAAAACACTACATGTAGTTTCCGTAATAAATTTTGCAGCAGTTTCCTCGTTTTCTGGATTAATCCAGGGCAGAAGAGCTACGCAGCCAGCTGTCGTGTTTATTTCAATTGGTTCTGAATAAATTTCCCAGTTTGCATATTGGGATACCAACTCATCTAAAGAATTTACTCGGTTGTTGTTTTTGTAATAAGTATCGTGATTACCGCAAATAGCAATACACTTAATGCCCATATCGCGGAGAGGTTCCATAAACCTAGTACGAACTTGGTTTAAAGTACGAAAGTTTACATATTTTCGCCTATCAAAAACATCTCCCAGATGAAATACTGTTTTAATATTGTTTTCTTTTAGATACGGAAATAGCTGATCTTCAAAAAACTTTAAAAAATATTCCAATACAATCGGAGAATCTGCTTTATATCCAAAGTGTGAGTCGTTTAGTATAACAGCTTTCATAAATCCAGAGCATTATCCTTTGATTTTCTGGTTCTTTTAACCTTTGTCTTTTTTGGTGGATTAAGCATATCATCAAATCTTTGCATGTCCAGATCTGTAAGACCAAAAAAATCTCTCCGACCTATATCTATTCCAGCATAGGTTTCGTTGAACCAATTATGAAAATCTTTATCATTTTGAAGTTCAGCAAATTTATATTGAATGTATTTTTCTTTTTTTTCTTTGTTTATAATTCTAACAAAAGAAAACCAGCATATTTGGGTTAGATATCCAAACGGACTGCTAGACTTTGTAGGATCAAAATTATCAATGTAAGTGACGCAATTCAATACTGCGTCAGAAACCATCTCTTCTCTATATGGATAATTTGCAAAATTTGGCCTATAAGAAAGACGTGTTGCTATTTTTAATATACACTCACCTATAAAATCTGGCAGCTTTGGGTTTTTTCTCCCAGCGTTTTCTGCGTCAACACACTTCTTTTTATAGTCCACCAAAGCAATATATAATTCATCATTGCTCACATAATCTGCGTCCGATGGCTTTGTTTTTTTCTTTTTATACTTTTTCATTGAAATCTCCCAAATTATGTGGAAGATTTTTTATGAAGAATGGTTAAACCGTTATTATTAGTTTTTCTTTCTAATAATTCCCAGTCTTTGTTATCTTCTAAAAACTCTTCAATGGCTGGCCACAATCCCACCTTAGAATTATCTAAATTGGGAGTTTGATAATAGTGACCTTCGTCTTTTTCGGCAAAGGTTGTTGTATCATGAAAAATTAAATATTTTTTAACATTTTTCGAGTGTTTGTGTAGTTCAGCCTTTAACTGACCATAGACATGAAGGGTATCTATAAACAGTAGATCGGTGGGTTCGATATCAATTTTAAGAGTATCACCTAGTTTAAAATTAAAATTAATATTATTTTCCTTAGCATAATTTTGTATTATGTACAAACGACCATTGTCACCGTAGTGGCTAGGATGAAATAGGTCAATGGATATTAAATTTTTTGGTTTAGCCAATACCAATGCAAAAGTAGATACTACGTATCTTACGCCCATTTCTGTAACATGTTCACATTTTTCCGCATATTCTTTTAATACTGGAAGATGTTCATTTATATCTGATGGAGATTTTACCAAGTAATTGTATATGTCTGTTAAGTTCATTTTACAGTCCAATCCACTTTGGGTTTTTTATTGACCAATCTACCAACTTTGCCAAAGATTGTTCCAAATTATCTTGTGGAACCCACCCCAAATTTGCCATTTTAGAACCATCCAAAGCATATCTCAAATCATGGCCCGGTCTGCTGCTGTGGAAATCTACAAGTTCACAATCCAACTCCTTGCCCACGCATGAAGAAATCATCTTGGCAAGTGTGAGATTATCTACTTCTTTTTCTCCAACAATATTATATTTTTCTCCGGGAGTTCCATTTTTTAGCAAAAAGTTAACTGCATGGCAGACATTTTTAGCGTGAATGTAATACCGGCTTCCAGCTTTTGTTAGGTTTTTATTTGCATGAATAAAAATCTTTTTTCCAATTAAGCTATTTTTAATGCAAAGTGGAATAAATTTTTCTGGATGTTGTCTTTCACCAAATACATTCATGCAGTGAGTTACCATAATCGGCAATTTGTAGGTATTGTGAAACGATACTGCCAACTCTTCGCCGCCAGCTTTTGCTGCTGCATATGGGTTTCCAGAATTATAACGATCATTTTCTTTATAATTCACACCCTCTGGTGCTGGACCAAAAATTTCATCAGTAGAAAAATAAACAAAATTAGTTAAATTGTTTTGTGTTCTGGCATAATTTAATACGTTGCAGGTTCCAACAACATTGTCCATCACAAAACTCAATGGATCTGAAATTGAACGATCAACGTGAGAAGATGCTCCTATGTGGAGAATCGTATTTATCGGCCCAATCATTGATGTCAAAACTTCATTGTTATGAATTTCAGCCTTCATATCGTGCCAAACAAATGTTACTCTTTTATGTTCCTTTTCCCAAACAGGCAATTCTGTTAAACGGTTTAGATTACCAGAAACATCAAGTCTATCTAATACGACAATATCACAGTCATCATTTTCCAACAAAAATTCTACCATGTGATGACCGATAAAACCACAACCACCAGTAATTAAAAAACGATTTCGCATTTAAGCTCCTTTATATTTGTTTTTACAATAATCGATTTCTTCAGACAATTTATCTTGATTTAAATTTTGCAACTGGTTTTTATGCTGCCTATTGCACACTAATAAATCTCGTATAATATACGGTTCTCCATATTTATTATGGAGTCTATAATACATCTCACAGTCCATTAACATTATTAAGTTTTCATCAAAAAGTTCTTTTTCTTGCACAGACAATACGCTGGGTGAACTTATTGTATTATTTCCTTCCAGCATATTATCATTATAATATGGCACAAAGGGCCTATAAAGGCTGTGAATATTGCTACAGTGAACACAACCGGAGACAATCCACATTGCATCGCTTTCAAACGCTGCAACTATTTTTTGTAATGCCATTTCATCTACAAAAAAATCGTCTTGAAAAAGAATTTTAATATATTTTGATGAGCAATTTTTAATTGCATTATTCGCATTGGGCGAATTACTGCGTAATAGGTGATGTCCTGTTACGTATTTTATATTTAAATAATTTTTATACGCATCACATAAAATTTTAATTTTATCATCAGTACTTTGATCGCTGATGACGATCTCTATATTTTTATAAGTCTGTTTAGCGACACTATTCAAGAGTTCACTCAAATATAGCCATCCCATCCCATGGCATTCATAAACAGGTACCGCTAAAGAAATTTGCATATCTAAGTATATCTTTTTTTACAGAAAAGTCAAGCTTATATTTTATAATTATACAGATCCTGTACTTGCTCTTGAACGGTTTTTTGAGTCCAATTATGGTTATATATCGTTGATAAGGTTCTGTAACAATGTTTTTCTGTATTTTTTGTTTCAATGCTTAAATTTAAGTCGTAAGTATCCGAAATACACTTAACTAATTCATATTTGTTTACAACATTTGGGGAAAATATGTGCTTGGTTCCATTCCAGTATAAATTATTTGATATTATATTTTGTATAATTTTAGCTAATTCTAAACAACTTACACCATTCCAAGTATGATTTAAAAATCCATAAACTTGTTTATTTTTATTGGATCTACACCATTCTAAAAGAGATTTTTTACCTTGATTTTCTTCACCAATTATAGAAGTTCTAATATTTGTTAATAAAGAACTCTCACCCAATGATTTACTTTTTCCGTAATCATCGGTGCAATCGTGAAGATTATTTTCATTATAATTTCCATACAGACCACTAAAAACACAATCAGTTGTTACATGGATAACATTACAATTATATTTGTTTTTTAGTTCTGCCAATATATGAGGAAATAAAGAGTTTACAGAAATTAAATCTTTTGCTGTAAAACTTTTTTGTTTAATAATTCCGGCAGCATTGATTATAATGTCATCGGAATTGAGCTTGTCCTTAAAATAAGAGTCATACTCGGAAAAATTAGTTTCCGAAATATTAAAATGCTGTCTTGTTAGTGGAATTGTATTATAAAAATTTTTTAAATAAGTTGTCAAATACGTACCCAACATCCCGTTGGAACCAAAAATGTAAACGCTCATGGCTGATAAAAATTCCTTTTGTTTAAAAAGTTAAATAATTCTTCTTTTGAAATACAATAGTCTTTTGACGAAAATTCAGAATTTTTAAAAACTACCGTATTAAAATTTTTATTTGGATGCAAAAGAAAAATATTGTCTTTTTCTATATATTCCATTCGTCTAATTTCTTCTGATGCGGCCATGATTTCATGAATTTTTTCTCCAGTTCTTGGAGAACTAACTTCAAATTCTAAATTATATTTTTCTTTATATATTTCAAATAAATCTAAAATTTTAAACGATTTGGCATTCATAATCACATTGCAACCAGAATATGTTAAAGCTTTGCATATAAGATCGATACCATCTTCTATGTCCAATAAAAATCGTGTCATTTCTGTGCTATACAGTTGAAGTTTTGTTTTTTGATTTATATATTTCCATATTAGAGGAATAATGGATCCGGTAGAATTCATTACATTACCATATATGGCTGTTGTAAGATTACAATTAGAAGGTCCGCTAATAAAGCCTTCTCCCGCAACATACTTCATTGCCCCATAAATGGTTGTAGCTGCTCGACTTTTATCAGAAGAAATAAAACAAGCTGATTTAAAATTATTTTCTTCAGCACATATACGAGAATTGAATGCCCCATCTATAATAATTTTTGAAGCCTCTTCATAATTTTCCGTGCAGGCATCGATTTGCTTCAATGAAGCGGCAAAAATCCCTACAGTATGGTTTTTTGATTTTCTAAGAAGAAGATCTCTATTACGTATGTCACCAACAACAAAATTTACTTTTGGAAATTGTTTTTTTATGTAATAGTGTTTTGCTTCATCTCTTGAATAAACTGTAATTTGATTTGTATCATAAAACTGTTTTATCAAATTCTGACCAAGATATCCGGCCCCACCAGTTATAAAAATTTTTTCATTCTTCATAAATAAAGCAACTGTTTCTTTCTTGGCATCTTTTTAAGTATACTTAAACCTGGATTAAAAGGTAAAGTAATAACTTCAAATTCTTCTATAAAATGCTCTTTAATATATAGAGCCGTTTTATATACATCGTTACATAATCCCGGATCCATCATTGACTTATCATATGGATAAGTATCATGAAAAAAAACAAATCCATCATCTATAATATGATCTTTTACATTTAAAAAATCTTTTAAAGATTGCTGATGTGAGTGGTCCGCATCAATAAAAACCGCGTCAAATATTACATTTTTATCTAATTTAGTAAAAAAAATATCTGTTGTGCATTGATGATATTCCATGTTTTCTTTTAAAGAAAAAGGACATGGGGAGATATCAACTCCAATAGCTTTTTTGGCATGGGTTGCACATTTTGTAAATGTAACTCCTTCTCGGACTCCCAATTCAAGATATACATTTGGTTTGATATAAGATAATAAAAACTGCAACAATGATCCATGATCAAATGTTTCAGCAGGAGGCGGAACATTTCTAAGATATATTGGAATACTCATGGTTTAAATTCTTTCTTTATTTCATAATCACATAAAAAAATAGTGTATAAAGCTCTTTCAATCATATGTGCTTCTCCAACTATGACATCCCAAGACAAAATATTTTTAATTTTTTCATAAAAATTAATGTTATATTTTAAAATATTTGTTTTGGGGACAATATAGTTACCACCAGGAGAAAATCTCAAATATTGTTGATGCGGGGGGTTTTCGTATATATCATTAAAAAATACATTTATGTCGTTATAGTATTTACCCTTATAACTTGCAAAATACCAATTTTGATTTAATTCCAAATAGCTATTATTTGGACCTATTTTATTTGACCACCCATTAAATCTCCACGATTCTGTAAAAAAATCTTGTAATTCGGTTAAATGGGTATTGTTTGCATTTTTTAAAAAATATTCTTCACTACAATTTCCAGTAGAAATTCTTCTATTATTTTTATCATACCGAACAATTCCATCATCTTTTGGGTTTAAAAAACAAGCACGACAAAAAATAATATTTTCTGGTAAATTATTGTAATGTGTTACAATAAAATCAAAAATATCGTAAATATTTTGTCCAACATTTTTTTGATGTTTTACTTTATCGCTTTCTTTAAACCTATGATACCTATCATAGATGAGATAATTGTCTGAATATTTTTCTACCCAAGATTCTTCCAAATTATCCGGCAACCAATTATAGTCACTGACTACTAAAAAATTATTTTTAATATGTTTCATATATTTTCCGCCAAAAATAAGTTTATCCAAGTTTGTTTATTTTCTTTCAAATATGAAGGTAATTCCGATTCGTCTTTCCACATTTTTGTATTTTTGACAGATGCAAATCTAATATTATTGTTTGGATGGCTATCATTCCACTTATCTTCTTTTTTATGAAGCCAAGAAAAATGCCATCCACCGTTAAAGATTGGTGTTGATTTTACTTCTCTTTCGGTTCTAAAATGATTGGCACCATATTTTTTAAATACTTTATATTTTGCAGCTCTGGTGCCAGTCCAATCATTATAATTTTGATTCGATCTATTATTTAAAAAAAAAGGATAAGCCGTCTGTATCGGTCTAAAGACATTTTTATCATCAAATGGAATTGATAATTCCGGATTCCAAATTTCGTCAACATCAGATACATAAATTATATCATCATCATCGCAAGATGATAAAGGCATATTTACATGTTCTTTTTGGTAAAATTCTCTTAACCACCAATGTTCTTTATTTCCAGTATTTGGGCTGTTTAATGCTTTGTTGTATATTTCCTGATTATTTGGAAATTCATCAACAACATAATGTATTATTTTAGATTCCCATTTTTTGTATCGAGTTTGATTTTTAGAAAAAACTAATGGTTTTTTATGACCATTAAATGTTTCTCTTGCTTCAACTATAACAAATTTATCGACATATTGGTCTAAAATATTTAATCTAATTTCTAATAAATCCAGTTCATCAAAAAAAGAAAAACAATCATATATTTTCATAAATACTTACTTTCAAATAAAAATCTACCTTTTATATCTTCTGCTAAAATAATATTGTGGTTTGGAAAAGAATTGGCAATATACTCCTCGATATTTAAATTATCATAATGAAACTCTATTTCTAAGTATTTTACAGAATGTAGAAATTTTGAATATTTAATAATATCATATTCTCCACCCTCTATATCCATTTTTATTAAATCAACTAAAGGTAAATTTAATTGCTCAAGAGTGCTATAATTTTTTATAGTATCAAATTCCGTGAATTGGTTGTTGTTTATAGCAGTTGCAACCACACCCCCACCAGTATTAAAATTTTTAAATAACTTTGGTGGATCTGAACCATAATAAATTGCCAAGTTATAACTTTGTACTTTTTCTGGATATTTAATATTGTTGTTTAAAAAATTAAATGCAGACACCTCCACCTCAAACAGGTATGCTTTTTTAAGCGTTGGCAGGGTATCAAAATAAATATTACAAACTTCTCCTACATTTGCACCAATATCTATGTAAGATTGAATATTTTTATTTTTTAAAATATTAAATAAAGACTGATAATATGAATAATCTCTATATTCTTTATTTGTATATGTTACATGTTCTTCGTGTGAATATGGCATAAATTTTACAAATTATTATATATTTTTGTTTTTTGTTTATATTCTTCAAATTCTTTTACACATTCGTCATAATTAAAAACTTTACCTTCTCTATCAATATAATTATAGCCTCTGTAAATATTATATCCACATGCCCAATAGCCATCAGATATATTATGGCGTCCCCAATATTTGGGCGCTAAAATATACTTTAAAGTATTACTAGTAAGCGTTGGAAAATACGGAAAACTTGAATTTGATGAAATCAGATAATGTGCATTTTTTATAATAGTATAATCATTCCATATTTCAGAATGTGTAACATAAAAAGATTCAGGAAAAAACTGTCTTGCACACTGTGGATCGTCGGTTACAACTACAAATTTAAACTTTGGGTTGATTTTTAACATATGATTTACAGCATCCTGCCAATATTTCGGTTTCAAAAAGAAATTTGGTACATACTTATACTCACCACCTCTAAACGCTAATACACAAATGTCTGGATCCGAATAGGTGTAATTTTCTTTATCTAAATTTACTTTAAGCCATTCTTTTATTTCAGATTTTCTGTGTATAAATCTATTTTCTGACTGCAATATTCCATCAATTTTAGTATTGTCTGGAACAATTTCTAAATTGGGATCATCAATTGTAATGTTTGATCCATTTGGTAGGACATGATATTTTTCTTTATAGTAATATAAAATGTCATTTGGAAGAACTGTCGGTGGACCGCCTTCTGGCCCCTCACCTCCAGTTACATCCTCGCCAAAATCTAAATTCATAAACTCAAGACATTTAAATTTATGAGGATTCATAATTCCAAAAGGTACACCCATGTCTGCTGCTATTGTCCTTGTTGTGACATAACATGCCAACTGATTTCCTAAACCTTGACCATTATATATTTCAGTAACAATCATTAAATTATTTCCCATTCTTTGCAGTATATGTCGCGCCAATCTTTAGGTGCATTTGGTGCTGATCCAAACCATCTAGATGGGGCTATTGTTTTTTTAGAGTTGCTTAACCAAGCACCCCACCAACTAAACGAGCTATTTGCTATAACATGATAATCACACAAACTCATTGTAGCCATGTCAACATATTTATCTGTCCCATCAGAGAAAACCATCTTCCTATTAAATGATTTAAAATAAGTTTCCGCTTTTTCCGGCTCATCACTAAAAACAAATATTAAAATATCATCAGGTAATTTTGTTAAAGCTTCTTGATAATATTCCAAAGAACATATTGGATAAACATGTTGAAGATGTAAATAGTCACCAAGACGCAAATGTATTGATATTGCATCTTTTTTGGTTAAGTCTCTCATGTCATGAGCTTTTTCCAAAATATCTTTTTTAAAAGTGTATTCTTTTAAAATATCATTTTTATAATCTTTAAAATATTTTTCTGTTTGAAAATAACCACAAATATCTGTGTTGTCTTGTATACCAAAGAATCCAGAACTATATGGAAATCCACGTTCTATTGCTTTGTTCGGTACAACAATATCAGATGAATCTTTTGCCGATAAATTGCAAAAGGCTTCTGGCAAACAAAAATCAAAAAATTCATTGGAGCTTTTGTGTTGGTATGGAACTCCATAATCATAACCTTTTGATTTGGCTATTGCCAACAAAGTTGCATATTGAAACATTTGGTTTCCAAATCTTCCATATGTTCCTATTTTACTAAAAGTTATCATTGAGTTTTAATCCAGTCTAAAATATCAGTTTTTGCAACCCACCCAGTCAACACCTTAAATTTATTGGAAGACGACAAATTAGTTCTTGCCTCTCCTTTTCTTAGAGAGACATGTGTCTGGTTGCTGCTTATTGCGTCTGCAAGTTGTTTTACTGTGATTGCTTTTTCTGATCCAATGTTAAAAACATTTGCTTCACTGATTTCTGGAACAGTGTCCCACTTTGACATAGCTAGTATATTTGCAGCTACAATATCTTTTACATAAATAAAATCTCGTTCTTGGGTTCCGTCGCCAACTATGGTAAGTGGTTCTCCGTTATTTTTTTGTCTTAAAAATATTCCTGTGACCAAAGAATACGGACCTTTTGCAGGGGCTCTTTCGCCAAATACATTAAAGTATCTAAAGATACAAGATTTTACACCATATAGTTTGTTATAATTTTTTATCAACAATTCTGCAGAGTATTTGGTTGAAGCGTATGGATTTAAACACGATTCTTTTTCATTTTCTGTAATCGGTGTATTTTCTGTTAACCCATATACCGAAGAAGTAGAAGAAAACAAAAGACCTTTTACGCCAAGCTGTATGCACAACTCTAAGATGTAGAACGTTCCCAAAATATTTGTTTGGATTGTTTTTTTGGGGTTGTTTATTGTGTCTTGAATCCTAGTTTCTGCAGCTAGATGAAAAACAAATTTACAATCTTTGGCAATGGTTTTTAGTATTTCAAAATTAGATTCGTCTGCGATATCGAATTTATGGTATTCGACGTTATCTTGTTTTAAAAAATAAAATTGATCATTGTTGGCAGATAAATCATCTACAACAATAAGATTATAATTTTGTTTAGCCAACTCTTCTACCAAATGGCTTCCAATAAACCCACAACCACCAGTTATTAATATTTTCATAGGTAAGGAGAATTTCTATTTTCTAAACCAACATCAGTAAAATATTGCCATTTATTGGCCGACTGACGTTCATCTGATTGGTAAAAATAAGGTCTGTTTGGTGTATAGACTCTGGTGTGAAACTGGACTGAGGCTGCGCCCATATCCCAAGGTTGTTTTAAGTCTTCAATGCAGTGGATCGCTGCCTGCGCCATCGTCATTTTAAACTTGTCATTTACATATAGAATTGCATGGGTAGCCAAAATACCACCAATTCTCATATAATGGTCATTGTATTGTTTGGTCTGATAACCCCTGTTTCCACTAGAAACACCGAGGTAGATCCCGTCAGAATCATCTGGTATGTCGATAATAGGTTGAAAATTTTGTGAAAATTCTGCATCGTCCTCCAAAATAAGCAGGGGAGAACCATATGCAGAATCAGCCAAAATATCAATATGTGATTGGGCACAACCTACATAATGTGCATTACTGGGGATTGTTCCCGGTGGTGCTGGTATAATCCTAGCAGATTTTCTATAGGTTTGTTTGAATCCATGTTCTTTTAATTTTGCTTCCATGGATTCGGCATTTTTAGTTGCTGAATCTAAATTTATCCAAACAACTGGTATCTCTCGTAAATCAATGATCATAAATTCCTCACAGTCAATATAATTTGTATAAACTAAAAGTCAAATATATTTATTTGACATTATCTAGAGTATACTATAGAGTAATCTATAAAAGATGAATCTAGAGAACCTTAAAGAACTTATTACTAAAGACTCTCAAATAGACTCTACAGAGTTAGGAATAGAGTCTCTTAAGATACCTCAAATACACTCGAAGTATCTTACGATATTATCAGATGTCAAATTACTTTTGACCAAACAACAGCATGACTTGGCAATCCTAAAGTTGCGCAAGTGGAAAATTTATACAGGTAAAGCCTCCCAAGAGGAGTTGGAATCATGGGGAGAAGATCCTTCTGACCTAACCCTACTAAAGAGTGATGTGGAACAGTTTGTGGAAGCTGATCCAAAGGTTATTGAATTAAAATCTAAAATTGCCGTGAGCGAAGTAAAACTAAAAATGGTTGAGGAATTTTTGCGTTCACTCAACAATAGAAACTTTGCCATCAAGTCAGCCATAGAGTGGCATAAAATGATGAACGGCGTGGTCTAAATATTATGTGGATATTGAAGTTGAATCTAATGATGAAGTTCGTTACTACATCAAGACAGACAACGCGATAAAGAAGGAACTGAGGGATTATTTTTCCTTCATGGTTCCTGGCGCCCAATATATGCCCATGTTCAAACGCAGAATATGGGATGGCAAAATTCGTCTGTATGATATCCTTACATCCACCCTTCCCCGGGGCTTGAAGACTTATTTAAAAAAGTTTGCGGATGAACGCAAGTATTCCATTTCTTTCAAAGAAAGCAAAAAAGACCTATGCATAACACAGGAGGAACTTGCTACCCTTTATACTGGACTAAATGTGACGGTGAAAAAGTCTATTATACAAATGCATCCACATCAGTCACAAGCAATCATCCACGCTATAAACAATCACCGTTGCGTGATTATATCCCCAACAGGATCTGGAAAAAGTTTGATAATATACGTCTTGCTCCGTTGGCTACTATCCGTAATAAAATCAGACAGAAAAATATTGATTCTGGTCCCCACGGTGGGACTGGTAAACCAGATGGAGTCTGACTTCTTTGACTATTCAAAGAACGATCCCAAGTGGAATTGCAGGAAGTCAGTACACAAGATCAGCGCTGGAGCGGAGAAGGAAACAAATAAGCAAATAATTGTTTCGACTTGGCAATCCGTATACAAATTGCCCAGAGAATGGTTTGACCAATTTGATGCTGTGATCTTCGATGAATGCCACCAAGCCAAGGCCGAATCCATAAACATGATTGGACAAAAGATGTCAAAGGCTTGGTTCCGCATCGGTACAACAGGAACCTTGGATCAAGCACAAGCACATCGTCTCAGCATTGAAGGCATTCTTGGCCCAGCTGTACAGTTCATACAGACCAAGAATCTCATGAATAAGGGATTGCTTGCCACACTTGGAATCGACGCCATACTGTTGAAGTACACCGAAGCTGAAAAAGAGTTGCTAAAAAAGCAACGATACCCAGATGAAATCAAGTGGTTGATAAGTAATGATAGGCGCAATGAGTTCATCCGAGACCTCGCACTCAGCACCAAAGGAAACACCCTTGTCCTCTTCAACTATGTCGAAGGACAAGGAAAGCCCCTGTACTCTCTCCTTAAGGCAGCGGCTGGCGATAGAAAAGTATATCTTATCTACGGAAAAACGGATGCAGACGCAAGAGAATACATCCGCCGTGTCATCGACACGGAAAAAAATGCGATCCTTGTTGCCAGTTATGGTACTACTAGTGCTGGCATCAACATTGTTAATCTCGACAATATTATTTTTGCGTCACCTACTAAGTCAGTAATACGATTGCTGCAAAGCATCGGAAGAGGCTTGCGTGTATCTGCACGAAAGAAAACACTCAAGGTTTTTGACATTGTTGACGATCTTTGCACTAAGTCATACAAAAATCACGTATTCAAGCATTTTGAAGAACGCATAAAGATATACAAGAAAGAAAAGTTTGATTACAAGATAGTGTCGATGGAACTACCAAAAGATAAATAATAGGGAAGGGAGGACATACTTATGTCCGATTCACTTCCTGAGAACTCATTCTCGGGCGTACTCAGAGTTGTAAAGCTTATCACCGGTGAAGAACTCATTGGAATGGTTTGCGAAGCAATGCCCGAAAAGATAACAATTAAATTGCCAGCAAAGATGGAACTTTACAATAGTAAGGATCCCGAAGGCAATATTGTTGAATACGTAAAATTAACAAATTATTTGGCCAGTATAAAGGGCCATGAAATATCTGTTTCAAGAACTGCAATATTATACATTGGCCAACCAGCAATGGATCTTGAGAAGATGTATGAAATTTATTTTATGGCAATGCAAAATGATCCTGCAGCTGTTGTAAGCTCAATGCCCGAAGGAAATGAATCTTTGGAAAGTGGATTAAAACTTTTAAATGATCTTTTTAACAATGAAGACTTTGTTGAATTTGTAAATGATCTTATTGAAAATTTTGAAGCCGATGGGGTTATGAATGAAATTTTGGATGAAATAGAGGAAGAAGAGGCTGCGGCTGAAAGCGAAGAAAGTGAGCCAGAAAGCCCTATAAGCCTTCCGGAACCAAAAGAGTCTCCGAAGCCATCCCGCAAGAAGAAACGCCGTATAATCAATCCTAGCAGCTCTGAGATACCTTTTAAACCAGATGCAGACCCCAACTCTGCTGAAGGTTGGTCAGATAACCCTATGGATTACTTTTAATTTTGATTTTTTAGATCTGCTGGGGCATCCGGGCACAAATCATAGTAAGAATATTTGAACTGACATGTTGCTTTTTGAATCAAAGCATCTGCGCTGTCAACTTGGAAAACAAGACCACTTAATTTTACCGGAACAATGTAATAAAATCTAACATTTAAAACAGGGCATTGGTTTGAAGGATCATAGAGAGTCAAGGTTGCCTGGTGATGCCAATCCTGGTAATCTAAATTAAATTCTTCATCGTTTTCAATATTTGCCAAATTTCTCATCCAAGAATATATGGCCTTCCAGTTATTTAAATTTGAATCAACTATAAACTCAACATTTAAAGTTTCATAGTTGAATTGCATGGTGGGTACTGGAATGGTTGTTCCCAAAATGGTTGGTTGATTTACGTCGGGAACCGTGCATCCCGGCAAATTTGCTTTTTGGCAATTTAATTCAAACTGCTTCGTTCCTCTACCAAAAAACAAAGTAAAGTACGTATTGTAGAGTGGATTGATGTTTGGAATGCAACTCATAAAATTATTTATGTAAAAGCAAAGACCTCCCCATTTCTGGGGAGGTCTCGAAAGGTTTACTTACTTTCCCTTAACCTACCATCTATTAGATGGTGTTACCGTGGAGGTGTGTGATTGCAGTCAAGCGGTAGTATTGGTTCAATCCAGCGGTGAGGGTATCAGCGTCTGGAACGTTGTTGCTGTTGAGAACGAATGGGTTAGCAACAACACCGTAACGGGTCTTGAACGCAATGCGTGGCTGGAAAGTGTTAGGATCGACTGCACGTACCATTTGTAGCGGAACGTATGGGCAGTAGAAGAGACCAGCGTCATATGGCGACTCACCCTTATAACCGGCAACGAAGAAGTTGAATCCGGCTGGGCTATATGGGTCGATGTAGACGCGGATCTTACCACTCAAGATACCTGCGAAGGTGCTTTGAGTATCATCAGCATTGATTTGTGGAGCAATTGCTGGGCTGAGGCTCATGAAGCCAGACATAGCGAGGGCAGCTGCGGTATCGCTATCGCAGATGATGAAGTTGCCCTTACCACGGCGGGTTTCCTTGGCAATTTGGTTGCACTCACGCTCGATTTGGAAGCTAAGGCCACGGAAGCGTTCAGCAGACCAACGACCGTCTGAGTCTTGATCAAGGTCATAAACACCTCTGGTGGTGATATCACCTTGTTGTGAACCTGGCTTGGCGACGTAATAGATGGTCTTGACGATCTCGCGGTTGATTTCAGCAAGAATTTCTGTGCTGAGGAGATTTGCGAGTTCGGCTTCGGCATCCAATCCGTGAACAGCCTTGAGGTCTTGTGCCAATTCGACGGTGTAGTTGCTGGACAGAGCGCGGGTACGAGCTTGTACTGCAACACGGTCGATGGAGAACGACATTTGGTTCCAGGTACCATAATAGTTTGCACTATTTGGTTGATAGAATCCAGATGCACCAACAACGGTGTTGTTTCCGATGCCTTCACCGTTTGAGGTGAGGATACCACGGAGAGCAGTCAAGGAAGCTGCGTTAGGAACAACCGATCCGCTAGCACCGTAGGTGAGGTTGAAGCCAGCAGACAAACCGTTGTAGCCAGCTGGCAAGGTCCAACCAGAACCACCGTAAGATGGTTGTGGCTCTTGGAACATAGCTTCAGCGTAGCCGGATTGACCGTAGGTTCTACCGGTACCAGCAAATTGATATTGCGAACGCATTGCAAAGATCAAGCCGGTTGGGGCAGTCATTGGCTGAACGCCGCAGATGTCGTAAGCCATGAGGTTTGGCATGGAACGACGGATCAATGAAATGAGTACTGGATCGTAACCTGAGACGCTACCGGTGTTATAACCAGTAGAGGTGGCTGGACCGCCGAGGTTGGCGTTGCCACCCATGTCTTCGACTAGATGTTGTTGACGAAGGGCTTGCTCTTGGTTCTCGAGAAGAACGGCAGTAACCTTCTTACGATAGTCATCCTTAATGGATGGAAGTGCCTCGTGATTGAGGACTGGGTCCCACTTTTCAGTTAGGACATCATATGGTGTGTTGTCTTGAAAGTTCATTGTAGTAGTAATCTCCTAGTGAGTTAAAATTATTTAGTAAAGTGAAATTTTAGATCTTTTTATTAAGTCTACCGATTGCGCCAGCATAGCCCTCAACCAAGGTTGTGGGGATTTGCTTTACTGGAGCAAAAGATTGTTCTGGCTCGATGGTTCTTGCTGGCATGGGACGTGAAGACATGTAATTTTCACGAATTGCAACAAGCTTTTCACGATATTCTTCTGAGGTTGTGAAGTTAACGTTTTCCATCAAGCTTTGGAGCTTGGCAACTTGGGTGTCGGCCAAATCACGGGTTTCCGCGACAAAGATACCGGCACATTCAGTTAGCTCAATTTCCTTCTTGAGGTTCATGTTGTACTTGACGGACTCGTTGAGTTTGTTCTCAAGTTCTCTGTTTTGTGCATAGAGATCGTCAAGAACGTTATACTTCTCCGAAGGAACATCAATGTAGTGATTTTCGAAGAGGTTCTTGAGGCCATGGATGAAGTTTTCGGCAATCTGAGTCTTGATGCCTTGCTCAACAGCAACAGCATTCTCGGTCATCCATTCTTCAACGACGTAATCCAGATAATCATCGACTTTTTCAACCAATGATTCTGTTACGTTTTCGAGATATTCTTTGACGTTGCCATCTACGTTTTCAACGATGTGTGCAACGGTTTTCTCAACACGATCAGAAACAGCAGCCTCAAAGACAGCCTCTAGTTGTGTGATGAGAGAAGCATCGACATCTTCGCCCAATAGAGAAACCAAAGCATTGCGGAATTGGTGTTTTACTTCTTCAGTGGTCTCGTATGGCATTGAAGTTGGGGTTGGCTTGACGAGAAGTTCATCTTCGCCGCCCTCTTCACCCTCTTCTTCTTCCATCTCCTCGGAAGCACCAGCCATTGCCATTGGAGCTGTGGGGGTAGCTGCGGGTGGAGCAGAAATTGCGGGTTGAGCGATCATTGAACCACGACCTTGAAGATCAAAGTCACCTTTTCCGGTTGCATCTTGTGCATAGCTACCAAGCCCCATGGCTTCTGCGGCAGCTTCTGAAATATATTTCTTTTTGTTTTTCATAGTAAAGGAATCCTTGTAAATTATTTAGTAGAATTTTAAATTTAAGGTATTGAATAACCCAGGCCACGGTATTTCTTGGCCTCTTCTTCTCTCTTGGCTGCTGCCAAGGCTCTATCAGCAGGAGAATCGCCACGTTCAACGCCCTTCGGTACTTGAATTGGAACGAATGGTTTACCTGCACCTTGAACGCTTAGACCCAGCTGTCCTGTACCAATATTTTTAACATTGGCATCGAACATGTTTGCGCCACTCAAATCTGCTAGATTTCTAAGCATGGCTCCTGCCAGCTGTGGTGGCAGACCAGCTGCAAATTTTGCTGCAGGCCCAAGAATGGGTAGGTTAGTTATAGATTTGGGAAGATATTTTAATCCCTTGGCTACGGCACCGCTTGCAAATTTTCCAACTCCTGTTTCAGCCATGTCTGCAAGCTGTTCAAGAGCTTTACCACCTGCGTACATACCCATGGCACCGGCCCAGTTTATGTTAGAATCTCCGAATAGGATATTTTGATCCATTTCGCTGTCGCCCACTTCGCGGGTTTCTTCACTTTCTTCGGGAGCTGGATCAGAAGCTTTTTTAGATTTTTTTGCTGATGATGGTGCTGGACCACCGACACCTGCACCACCACCCGGCCCAGTAACTTCATTGATAACTCTAACATCCCTTAAAAACTCACAATGAATATTTTCGGTCAGATTTTTATTAAGACCCTCAAGTAAATATTTTTTTGTTTGTTCTGAAAACATTAAAGTTCTTATAGGTTTTTAAAGTAATCGTTGAATACCTTGACAATATTTTGATTAAGGTTTCTGCTAGAAGAACGTCTGATAAGCTTTCTCGCCTCAGCTGCTTCTTTTTCTTGCCATACTCCCTCGATCAACATCCAATCGCGGCCTTCCATGATTCCATTTACGAAAGCATTTGGTGCTGAAGGATCGGCAACAATATCAATTGCGGCAAGCATGAAGTCTTCTTGGACCTCTTGGTAGCCATTTTTCTTTGACAAAGAACCCATTCCACGCGTTGATACACCGAGTTGGGCTCCCTCGTCAATCAAATTTTTAACAATTTTGCCGGTTGGCGTGTCCATGATCTTAGCCTTACCATAGACATTGTTCCCGTCTTCGTGAAGTTCTTTTACGATGTGAGAAACACGATCCAAATTAACAGTTGGGCCAGTTGGGTGGTTTAGCTCTCCGAGAGCACGGCCTTTATTCACATACTCATTGATGTATCTTTTGCATTCCTTGAGCAATGTATTTTGTGGGTATAAACGGCCATTGCGGTTCTTTACGTTGGATTGCATGAAAATGCCTTCGATGAAATATGCTTTTTCACCGTTTCCGACATTTTCCTTGATGTACTTTACATCTTCGTTGAGTTCTGTGATGAGCTTCATTGCTTATTGATCTTTCCCATTACGTTTTTTGCAACTGACTTATATTGCTCTTGCAATCTAGTTGCCATTTTTCCATATAAAACGCGAGAGGTGCTGGACTTAAATCCAACTGCGTTTTCTTCAATGACGTTTTTTAACATTTGGCGGACGTTGTTTTTCATAATACTTGCTTTGCTTTCTGAAAGAAATTTAAATGTTGTTTGAAGGTTATGGCATCAGTAAAGATTTCGGATACCATTTTTTGTCTGTTTTGTGGGTTCAGGCACTCAAACAATTCCTGTAGATCATCTATATTTGATTCGGTAATATTTATACTAGAACCATTTTTAAAATTATAAATTCCTGGTTTAAAATTATCGATAAAATTTAAAAATTCAGATAATTCACCAGACTCTGTGGTGTACGTATCATTAAACAAAAGTTTTTCTGAAACGTTTTCTCTTATTTCTTTCACACTTTCATTTAATTTTAAAGCAAGGGCTTGTGTTATGTTTTGTCTAAAAAAGTCCTCATTTTCTGAGATAAGCCCTTCGACTCCGTGTTTTAATAAAAGTTTTGTTACGTTTTGCATCATTGACCCTGTTCTTCGGCTTGCATTCCCTGTGCCGCTTGCTGTGCTGCAAGAGCAGCTTGCTCTTGCGCCATTCTCTGGCGATCAGCGGCCATTTGACGTTCCAGAACCATAAGAGTTTCTGGAGTAAATTTGAGAATATCTGTTTTGACGTAATCGGTAGAAAAATACTTTCCGATGTATGGCTCTACGAAAGAAAGCATCTTTAACCGTTCTGCTAATATTTCTGCCTCTTTTAGATCCCAGAAATAGTTATCGGTGTTAAAGACAAACTTGATATCAGTCTTCAGATGCTTCCAATCGTCATCCGTCATAATTCCTTTAAGAAGCAACTGCACTCTTAAAGTATCCAAGAACAACTTTGAAAACTGAAATCTTAGTCTATCTATAAACTTGTAGAACTTAATTTCTTCTCTTGTAATTTCCGTTGAACGACCCATATTAAAACCGTTGCTTTCAGGTTGCAAACGACTCATGGGAACATTTAAAGCCATGTAGAGTTTCTTTTTGAAGTATTCCGCATCCTCAATTTGAGAAAGAGATTGTGCACCCGGCAAAGTGGTGATTTCAGTTCCTCTTGATCCTTCACGTCGGGGAAGCCAGTAATCTTCCAACACTGACATGAACTTGCGTTCATCACGAACTTCTCCGGTATCTTGATTATATACCAAACGAGTTCTAAAACGGCTCATCATGTCACGCATGTACTGCTCGGCTTTTTGTTTTGGGAGCTGTCCTACATCGACATAGAACACTCTACGCTCAGGGGCTCTCGCAATACGGTAAACAAGAAGAGCATCCTCCATCTGACGCAACATGTTTAAAGGACGAATTGCCTTATAAAGATAACCCAATACGCGCTTGCTGTTTAGTTCAACTAGACCAGATGGAACATAAACTATGCTATCGGTGGATAAATGCAGACCCTGTGGTCCAGTCATTACATAAGATTCTTTGTCCGTATTTGTATAAAGATAGAATTCTTCGATGTCCGTTACAATTTGAGTTGGAGTGCTACCAGATTTTCTATCAATTTCTTTTTTAACCTTGCGGACTTTTTTGATTTTTAGGGGATCGATAGGAATAATCTCTTTGATTCCCTCGTTTGGTAGATCTTTGTCTATTACGATATTGTAATAAATTTTTGAATCAATATACCATCTTCTAAAAATTTCATATGATCTATGATTAAAATCTAGTAAGTGAAGAATGGTTTCAAATTCTCTATAAATTTTTGTCTTGATATTATCAGAAACCGGGCAATTGCTTAGGTCTAGTTTTACTGGTTTGTGATCTGTTCCAGGAACAATTGATGCATTTACAATCTCATCGATTGCATTGTCCAGTTCAGGATAAACTGACATGTTCCGATACTGAATTATAGACTGCGACTCATCTTTCATGGTCGCAGCATAATCAAGAGCTGTGCCGAAGAAACCACCTGCTTCGATGGTTACTGTGCCATCATAAACCTCTGGCTCGGTAAATGTCTCAATCGGATTTGCCTTGCGGTCAATTTCCGGTTTTTTCTTTTTTCCAAACTGAAATCCTAATATATCAATTTCCATATATCACCTTGTATCTGTTATTCCTTCAATTTCAATATAGTCGTACACAATAATAACGTTAAAACTATTTAACGTGTTTGGATTGCCCATGTTTAAGGTAACTTGTTGGATGCCAACGGGCCAACAACCATGCAAGACCCATTCTTTTAATGGATCTGCATTGCCATTTAAGTCTAAATGCTGGATTCTCCAGTCATATGCTTTATAATCATCCGCATCAAGGGCAGAAATATTGGTATCGTGATTGTTTATAAAATCTTGCCATTTTTGTAAACGGCCCCATATATTTTGCCCACCGGTATCATCCCAAGCAGTAAATGACCAAGTTCCGTAATCTTTTTCTCCCGGATAGTGAAACTTTCTTCCAAAATAATCATAACTGATCGTTTTGGACGCAGCATTGGGTATTGTGGTCGATCTTACGTGAAAGTCTGTAAAACCACCGCCAGTTGGAAAATTTCCACTGATACGAAATCTATTTGATCTGGTTCCACCATAGAAGTTGTTTTTAAAATCAATTAGCATTTGTATTAATTGTAATTGTCGTCAATGGAAATATAATCAAACGTTAAAGTAGCACTAAAACTTACGAACCCAGCTTCTCCCATGTTTAGATTTATTTCACCAACTACGGATGGCCAGCATTTATATAAAGTGATTGTTTTTAAAACAGTTCCATTTAAATCCAATTGCTGGATTGACCAATCTGTCTGGAGACTGGTAAATGCATAATCGTCGTCATCTACCAAGTGCGTAAAGTGACCATCCATCAATTCACCCCATCTGTGTAGGCCCTTCCAGATGTTTCTGGTGTTATTGTCATCATAGATACCAATCGCCCAAGTACTGTATTGACGGTCTCCTGGGAAGGTTATCATGCGCCCACGGTAGGGAACACCTATAGTATTGATTTGAACTGCTGGTAGAGATGCAGATACAATCTTAAAACTACTATCCGCCTGCGGTACAGTAATTTTATTTGGCCAATCTGGCCGAACAATAAATCTGTTTGCACGGGTTCCTCCGTTGAACCCGTTTTTAAATGCTGTTATGGAATTGGAATTATTTATTGCCATTATGGTGTGACGCTGACTGTTACTTCAAAGCTATCAATACTCAAAACTGGTTGGAATACAACCGTCATCACTAGAGTCGAGCTATCATTCGTATTGTTTGAGCTATCGCAAATTATCTGAGTAGATGCCGGAAATACGAAGGATGAGTACTTATTCATTGCTGTTCGCATTTCCGTAGTAACTCTGGCTCTTGTGGTTGCATTATTGGGTTCGAACAGATATTTTAACCCAATTTTGTTCAAATCATTTCCAATAGCTGATTTGAGTTTTGATACACCAATTCTCTCTTCTTGGGTTACTGGCCCTCCAGATGTAGCACCGACAACATCACCGCCCAAAAACTTTGGGATGTTGTTTACAAAGAAGTTTACGCGATTTAAACGCAAAGCATCTTTAAGAGAATCTTGCCAATCGACGGTATTAGTTATACTACCGTTCAAAACGGTAGAAAGTCTAACACCTGCAACCGTCAAATACAATTGGTTTCTATTCTTTGACCGAGTAAAGAAGCCACCAACGTCGGAAACAGCACTCAAATCGTAACTAATTTTACTGTTTGCCAAAAGCGTTGTAGTGTCTGCAAGATTAACTCTCTTTACACCACAGACATTAAAAATTCTATTTGCTACAGTTGTCCCGCTAAGATAGGTTGTGCTACCTAGAAGCGTAGCAAAATCTGCCATGGTGTATCCTGCTCCGGTTAAACCACCAACAGTTATCGTTGGAAAAATACCAACTGTATTGGGTTGATCGATTAACCACCGGGCATTTGATGTCGTACCAACAGTATCTATGATAACATCAAGAGACTTATTAGTATCGTTTTGATATTGGTCAAATCCTTGGGGACCGCCTGTTAAGATTAATTGACCGCCGTATGCGAGATAGTGTATTGCATACAAGAAATCTTGTCCATTTTGTAATGGTTTTAGACGAATAACATTGTTAAAAACACCAATATTTTCAAAAAATCCATAAGTTCCACCGCTATTTTGATCACTTATTAAACATTTTGGAATGCTTCCAAGCTTATTGAGATCGCCAACTAAATCAGAAGGGTTGGTATAAACAATATATTTGTCAGCTGTTCCGCCTTTTGGTGGACTATATCTTGTGTATCTGGAATAAACAAGCCATCCAAATAAGCCACCTGGATCGGTTATTGCCACACCAGCACCATTAAAAGTAACGCCAGCGTATGTTGAGCCCAGCTGCATTCCTCCCAATAGAGGAATTGTAGTACTTTCTTTATTATATTGGTTTGTGCTGATAAAAGAGCTGAGTGATGGCATTTATTATCCTTCTATGTAAATTATTTATACTTTTTATACAGGATACCAAATTGCCCCTCCGTGGATAAATTCACCATTATCATCATCATTTTTGCTCTCTGGAACAAATAAAACGTTGTCATCTTCTGGTTTTATACTCTCTTCATAGTTAAATTTTGCCTGTTCGATCAAATCAGCAAAATATTCTTGTCTGGTAAGCCATGCAAAGAAAACCAAACTCATTACCAAGTCGTCAGTTTGACCGTCGTCCGCTTTATATGTATTGGATTTAGATACGAAAGACATCAATTCTGCAATGATTCTGTCATCATTTAACAAAATTTTGTTTTCTTCAACAAGTCTTTTTAAAATAGCACAGCCAATTTTTTTAGTTTGGGCTGTTGTACGGATACCCATTTCATTTTTTCCAACTCCACCGAACCCCTGAGAAAGTACCTGACCCTTTCTTCCCAAAACCTTAGTCATAAGCACATTTTCATATTCCAGATCCGCGTGCAAGATATTTGATACCTGTCCACCCAAATCGTTGGTTTCAATTAAAACATATGCATTGTTATAGGCTTTAGCAGCATCTCTTATAACTGTTGGGAAGTTAAACGGGCTGATCGTATTGTTTCTGTAGCTGGCTACGATCTTATATGGAGTAGAGGAACCTTCTATTACTGTAAAGGCGGAATAATCAATACCCTGCCCACGGGATACGTCAGCCTGCAAAAAATATGTTTTTTCTGCCTGTGGGGTTTCATATACACGATATCCGTCTGCATTTTCAGTTATCGGTTCTTCTCCAGCAAGTACGTTTAGTTTGCTTGAAGATATCAGAGTATTTGATGAGCCCAAAAAGCTACAGCCATATTCTTGTTCAAACTGATCAGCGCTTGTATTTGCTATCTGTTCTGCTGCCCATTCATCATCTCTGAGTTTTGGACTTCCTGGGCTTATTGGAGTATCCCGCCAAGTTACTTCTACTGGCACGAATTTATTTTTTAACTTGTGCCCGTCTGGTCTTTTAGCGTCAACCCAAAGCTTGTGGAAGTGGTTCATGCCGTTTGGCGTAGAAACGATGATGAGTTTGGTTGTAGTACCTGCAGAAATGGTTGGGTAAGTAGATGTATAGAATTCTTCTGCTACGTGACTGGGTAAGAATGCGTATTCGTCCAACAGAAGAAGGTTATAAGAACCACCACGGATTGCAGATGAGCTTGTGGCATCACACATTACTCTAGAGCCATTTTCCAACTTAAAGCTGGTTTTATTCCATTCCACAACACCTTGTTGCAAAAAGTGCGGTAAATTTTCGTAAGCTAATTGCAACTTGGAAAAAAGTTCTTCTTTGGCTGTTTTTAATCGGTTGGCAAGGATTGCAACGTTTACGCTTTGGTTAAAGGTAATATAATGGCAAATATAACTCGTTACACAGGTAGACTTACCACATTGGCGAGGCCACTTTGAAATTACAAATCGGCTATCGTGAATTGCATTCACAAAGTTTTTTTGATATTGGTATAGATTGAAGGGAACGATTCCCTTATCTAGGGTTTTGACTTTAATATATTTTTCACAAAAATAAACCGGATCTTTTGCACATCTGACGTATTCTTTTAACTGCTCCTCTGTATATTGGAGCTCAACTCCCGGAAGTTTTAATTTTGGATTATTCCGATAACCCTCTTTATTGTTTATCGCCATTTTCTATAGTCTCCACATCCACAATTTCTTTTTCCGTGCTTCTATCTTTATTTAATAGGTTCTGCAGATCTTTTGTTGAACCAATAAAGACGGAATTATTGGTTTGCTTTAACTCTGCCTTAACAGGTGCAGTCGTGTCTTTTGCTTTTTTATGCACATCTAAAACATTATTATTCAAATCGGCCATGGTTTTTAATAGTATTGCCACAACCTCGAAGGCCCGAGGGCTATCAGATTCTGTTGCAACCTTTAGGGCCGACTCCAATGCAACATTTCCGTTTCCAATCAAATCTTTTAAATTTGTTTGAACAAATTCGTAATCTTTTTGAAAATTATTTGCATCAAATGTTCCACCTGCAATCTGTTTTTTGTTGCTTTCTTTCGTATCAACGTCAAACAGCTTTGCCAAATTTTTATTTAAATTCATAATTTAATCCAAATCTACAATCTCTTGAGATGTACTAATAGTGGTCACACTGCTCACTTCACCGAATATCCAGGATTTTGCAACAAATTGAAACGACGCTATGTTTATTCTTCGTGAATTCAAATCACCTTCATATTTTTCGGTCAAATTATTGCTTATCATAACAATTGGTATCTGCAGATCAGGTTGCACTTCATTCATATCTAACTTAATAAGATGATCTGGAGTAAAAAATGGCATAATCTGTTCTACAATTTGCAGCATATCGTCAGTATGCCTAGTATATACGAATAGATTAAACGATACATTTACTGGGATCTGTGTTTGAATTTTTTTACCTTCAAAATCACACGATTCTCCATTTTGTAAATTTATGTTGGAAGCAAATCTACTTATTCTTCGTCCCGGGTCTGCAACAATACTATTCATCACAAAACTCATGATGGGAAGCTGGAACTCAATACGAGTGCCCTCTGTGATTGAAGAGGGTTGTAGTAACCTTTGGATAAACTTTTCCTGTGCAGAATAATGTATTGGCACCCGTATATTAAAAGGTTGTTCTGTGACAGGGTCTAGATGGGCTACTTGGATATTTTGGAAAAGTGCACCAAACCCAACAACCAATTTTCTTAAATTTTGATTATAGTAATATCCAAACATTTTAATCCTTTATTGCTCTTTATCGCAGCTAGCATCGATTGCACAGTCATTGAATGGGTTATTGGGATCAAAGCCATAACTATTGCCTTCTTGGGCAAGAATATCATTGATGCCCATTGTAGTTCCAAGATTGTTGTTTAGTGGAATTACAACAGAACCGCTTAAACCGCGAGTAGACGTATACGGTGAATTGATATTGGCCACGTTGGTTTCGATTCTTTCGTAGCTGTAAGTAAACAGTTCGGCTGTTACTTGATAGGAATACAAACGCCCAAGAGGATATAATGGATTTTCATGTTCTACAAAGTTTATCTCAAACAGAGATTTTGATAGAGGAAAATATATTAAATCGCCTTCTCTTGGTCTTGTTATTTCTGGATCGTACACCGTAACCTGTTGACGGAATCTTGCTCTTGCAAATAAAAGAGATATTTTATCTCTAATTTCCAATCCAAATTGTGAGATCACATCAGTACCTTCAAATCCTTTATAGGATTGAATGTACATCTCTATAACATATGTTTTTTCAAATGAAGTCGCTGGATCTTCACCAAATATTTTATCAATGTTAAAATATTTTCTTGGAACGTAATAGCAATTTTGTCCCATGCCCTGAATCAATTCAATGGTCAAACTTTCTATTAGAGACTGTTCGGGACCAAAATTTGTTAAATTGATGTAGGGATTAGTTGCCATGTTATCCTATAAGTGGGTTAACTGGTAGTTCTTGTGTCTTGAGCAGCATTGCTTCAATTTCTGCCAACTCTCTAACTGCATCTTGCATTATCGCAGCTGCATTGATCGAAGCTCCACCGGGAAGCGGTATTCCGGTGTACTTCATTAAATTTTGTGCCCATTGCTTTTTGAGCAAAGCGGAGTAGTGTCTTTGAAAAATACGATCACTCCAGACTCTTGGATAATATTCAGGGTTTACCTGCACATATGCATCAACCATCAAATATGACCCTGCAGTGCTGTACGTATCTGAAGGCTGAGTTTCCAAAAATAACCTATTGGTAGTTTTTGTGAATGTATATGGTACAGGATAATTAAACACATCATTAATGAGTGAGATGTATTGCATGGCCTCCATATATGTCGCCATCGGTCCCTGTTGGAGACCTCCTTGGTTAAAATAAAGACCAAAGAAATCAAACAAAGTCATCTGATAACGCAAATCAAACATATAGTCACCAACTTGGTTACCCGGGCTATACACGTTACTTATAGTTCTAATATCTGCTGCAGCAGGCCAAAAAGCAGTTGCTCCCGTTTCTGCGGATGTTACTCCTTGGGCTCCCAGGGCATATCCAAATTGAGTTACGTCAAAATATTGTTGATTTATATTTTGTTGTGTAACGGGAACAACGAACTGAGCTCGCTCATTAAAATCAAAATGACGTTCTTGCATGTATTCCAAGGATTCATCTAAACGGTCGTGTGCTTGCTCCATGTCCACGTTTATCTGGATTACTGGAGCACCCAACCGTCTAAATGTAAAGTCGATGAATTCTTGTCGTGAGGTTATAGCCATACAAATATTTATGTATTCTTAGTTATTTTGGTAACCTCGGCTATAATTTTTTCTTTTTCTTCACTGGCACCCAAAGTTACCTGAATTAAATTCAGTTTTTCTGGATCTAGTGATTCTATGCTTTCTTTTCTGACTTTTATTTCTGGACTTACAAAATTAGGATCATAGTTGCTAAATCCAGGCATCTTGATGGGGCAATTCAATACTGGAAAATCTAATTTGGAGTAATCTTCCTCATTAGTCATTAACCAAGTCATTTTTTTATCACCGCAGCCGCACTTCCCACAGTAATGCTTTGACTGGTCCACCCTGCTTTGTATTAAATATGGGCATGGTGGAATATCCTCTATTCCACCAAAACAGGATAGAACGCGTAGTTTTTTTGTTTCAATATCTGTTTTTTTATTGCCAAGCCCCCGTGAAGCGAGGGATGAGGCAAACATGATCATCTTTTTAAACATAAAAATTAAAATGTAGTGTAGTTAGGAACAGATCCCACTGGTATTACATGACTTACTAAAAATGGTTTAAAAGGCTCAAGCAAGCTTGCCTGTGCGCTTGCAATTCTAATTTCTACCAAGACACCGCTGTTTGTATAGACAAACACGTCATCCCAATTAAAACCAAGCAAAGAGCATATTACATACTTTATTGCAGATGGGGTGCCCTTTATATTAAAATAGTTTGAATCCGATTTTACAGCAAATTGACGTATGTTTGGCAAGACTGCATTTAATGCCGGAGTTGAAAAATCAGCATTTGGAAAATAGTAATCAGCCAGTGCTTCTAAAAAAATTGAATTTGCAAACAATGGAACTCGAATATTTTCCCAGTTTAATTGAGCTCCGTATCCATACTCTTGGCTAAACAACCATCGAAAATATTGTTTGATTATTGGAATGATCATGACATTTTCGGTGTCATTTTCATAAGCTTTTAAAATCCACTGAGGAAATAAAGATTCTACGGTGAGTTTATCACCGAGCCAAGGATTTAGCTCACTTGTATTAAAATCACTTCCAACGGTCTGTTCTGCCGTAGATATGGCAATTTTGACCTTGCTGTCTAATGTTACCGTTTGTGGATTTATTACGGATATCATAGTTCGTATATTAACTGAATTCCCGCCACAGATTTAGTAGTGAGATAGCGCATAAGTAGAGTTTGGTTGCTGGTAGATAGCCCAGACACATAAATTTTAACAGCACCGGGGATGCAACAATGTGTTTGAACGGTAATTAAAGATTCGTCGTTAGTTCCGGATATACCTGAACTTAAAATTGCATTTACGTAATCGTTTACCGTTACACATCGATCCTGGCCAGTTGCATTGAACAAAAGACTATATCGTGCTTGTTCTATTGAAATCTCATCGTAACCACCTGTTGGTGTAGCAGATGTATTAAATTGGACATCAGCTCTTTGGGTGATAGAGGCATTATTGCCTTCATCACCGTTTGATGATACGGCTCTTATGAGAACCGTGCTTGATGTGGTAAGATACTTTGCATTGGGCAGATTGTTTGTTACAATATAACCTTTTGGTCCATTAATTACGGTAAAAATATTTTGGTCACCGGATGTTGCCGTATCACTCTTCTCTACTCTTGTCCATTTATTGATTACACCAGAATTGGTGGTTGTTTCATACAAAGAAATAGTTCGTGGATCTATTGAATAGGGAAGCTCGCATGATTGTGTCGCATAATCATAATTTGTATAGCTGATAACTTCAGATCCCGAATATAGTGTTATTGATTTTGCTGTACCCGCTGGTATAGATGCGATATTAAAGAAGAACGTGACTGCCCCGTTTGTAGTTGATGCTTGGAAAGTTGTATAATCTTGCAAAGTTGCACCGACTGCAGTTACCGTTCTCGTAGCAGATGCTCCTTGAACCGGTACAACCAATACCGAGCTGTTTGCTGCAATACCGAGCAAACTATTCATCAGGGTTGTTGTTGTAGCAAAGGAATTTACGTATCCAAATTGTGCATAAACACCATTATATGCTGTTGCAGTTGCTAAAATATTTACTAATAGGTTGGCCGTGCTTGCTTCATTGTCAAAATCTATATCTGACAGATCTGGTTGTTGTTTAAAAAAATCAACCAACGATGTTTTGATATCATCGAAGTCTAAAGAAGATACGTTTAAATTTTGTATTTGGTATGTCATTAGATTTCGACCTCGACAAAAGTACTATTATTGGTTTGTGAGTTTATCCCGTCCGATACTGAATAATAAACATTAAATTGAAATTGACTTGCGGAAGAATATTGTGTGATAACTTTAACATTTGCTACTTTAGGTATTACGGCCTGAATATATCCCGCCATCGAATTTTGTAATGCGGGCAGGTCAGCCTGACCATTAAAGATATATTCATAATAATTTGAACCCAAGTTCATGTCTGACACGAGTTCACCTTTTTGGGTTTTGCACACGACTTCTATGTACTGTGCGTAAGCGTTAAAACCGGTAACCAAACTGATATCCTTTTTTGTATCAGTTACGCTTACTTTTTCCAAAAGAATAGAAAAATCTTTAGTGCCCATCAGAATATTTATATCAAGGGTAAACTGGGCCTACTGCACCAAAAGATGAGTAATCCGATGCTATCGTAGACAAAGACAACGCCGTTTCATGTGTTCCAGAATTTGTAACAACGTGCTTTATTGCAATTATGTAAAATAAACCATTTAAAAATGAATTGCTGGATGAATAGGGGTAACCACTAATTCCATTTAATCTAATATTTACGACTTGCCCCACTTTAAGATTAAAATCACCAGCTATTGTTACATCTATTTTTCTTCCATATTGTAAAGCATCTAAAAATTCAGCACGCTTTACCGGTGTTTCTACTGGTGTATTCCAGAATGAAGCAACATTTAATCTGTGTTTTATGTAAGCTTCGTAATTTGGTCTAACTTCGGGGCATGTGCAGCTATACGGTGCAGAAGGGGTTCCCCATAAGCAGCCCATCCAATCGGGGCCCAAATTTGGGTCATCATTAACATATCCACATTCTGAAGAAGATTTTTCAAAATATAAATCTTCTGGATTACTGGTATTAAACGCGGGAACCGGAACATTACCGGTCCAAAGATTTACACCACCGCCATTTCCACCACTACCGCCAGATGCTCCAGAACCACCAGATGAGCCCGAGCTACCTTCCGGAGGAGAATAAAATCCAACTGCTTCTGCAATTGCCTTTATTTCTGGAAATCTGTCTAAGCAATCTTGTACATTTGATGGGATTGAGGTATATCCTCTTGTAATTTTTGCATTTGCACATTCATATGCACCCCTACTATTAACAGTATAAAGTGCATGTTGTGAGTAATTTGTACCATATGTTATTATCTGTTTTCCCATCAGCAATCTCCATCCACTGTATTTTCGGCCCAAAAATACGCCAATTGATTATTACCATCCACAGTTTCAACGCAAATTCTGGCAATGTGAAATATATTTCCAGAAGCGTTGAAGCTACTAGAACCAGATGCACCTATAGGACGATATTTAAAATTCCCTGTGCTGCTTACAACCCATCCCGGTGGCAAAACGTTTCCACTCAAACCTCTTTCATTTAGATTAATGGCCCATGTGCTATCTTGTGTATTATTTGACTTAACTGTAGGATCAAGAGACCATTTTTCTAATTGGTGTACAAGATAAGAACCAGTAGCACCAGAGGAACCACTCGATCCGCCCATCCCTCCAGTTGACCCGGTTCCTCCTGAGCTACCTGTAGTTCCGGAATCAAAATTTATTTTATTCCATTTATAACGATACATTTTAGCACCCATGGGTAGAGTTAATCCAGCTCCTGCAGTTCCACCAGAACCACCCGATGCCCCTGTTGTGCCGTAATATGCTGAATCCGGTTCATATCTTTGTAACACAGCAAAGAAACAATCCTCTTTTTTACCCATGCAACAAAGTGAGTAAAGTACAAAGTTTTGAGTTTCTATGTCTCTTATTTGAGATACCCTGTCTGCTGAGATTGAAGAAATGCTATCAATGAATGATTTATATCGGATATCCATTATGTGCTGGAGATTGGTATCCTTGCCATCGATACCGACACTACCGCCACCACTGCATGGTACTGGACTGGTAGCCGACAAGCTTCCTTCATCTGGATAATGGGGATGTATTGGTGTCAAATCAAACATATTTTTCCACATGTCTGGGCTATCCAAGAAAGGCATATACCCAGTTTCTCCCATAAAATTTAAACCAGCATAATTTAAATTTGTTCCATATTGATTACTTAAAAGATTTGTTACAGATTGTGTATTTGTAGGAACCTTACCATCAAAGTAACCCCAATCCTTTTCATATGGTATAGCATCTCCACCTTTAGGTGCAATAGTGCCTCTGCCATCTACAGTAACAACATCAATGTTGTATTTTTGTCCATCATCTTGAAAATGAAACATTAAATTTTTAGTTGCTTCCTTTTCTGTCTGTGCTGCAGCTTCTGCCATAGCTTCATCCAATGCAGTTCCAGTCAATGATGGGTCAATTTTTATTTTTGGAAGAACATCCAAGTATTTTGGTGTTTTTCTGATATAGTAATAGTTTTTAGAAATCCATTGATAAGCTGGGCTCGTAGCAGCAAAATATGCTTTACGGTACACCTTTCTGTCAGACAAACGCTGTATAACAGCTTCATTATCATATACTGCTATATTGCGGTAATCCGCATTTATCGTTGTAAAAGAACAATCTGCGGCTGGATTTCTTTTAAATGATTTAAAGTTTACGCCACCACCAAAAGTGGTCCAAAAGAAAAAGTTTGGTTCTCCGGCCTCGTCTACAGCACCATTTGTTAGATACTTTATAAATTCGAGAGCATTTCCTGGCTGCGTTTCATCTCCAGACATATAAGGAATATTTGGACGATATAGGAAAAAGTTTGAAGCAAAATCTTGATATCCTGAACCAGGAGCCGAGCCAAATGTCCAGGTACGCAATAGCGTTACCAATTCATTAATTGAAAATACAACTGGTTTTTTATAGCCCAATAAATTAATTATTGAATTATTTGAAAAATATTTGTAATAAGAATTTGTAAAATTAATTGCAACAGTTGTTGTTTCATTATCAGACGCGGCGTTATCTATGTAAGAAACGCTGGTAATATCTCCAAAAATAACTTTTCCATCAAAAAATTCAATTTCAATATAATCTATTGAACTTGCTCCAATGTATGAAACTATATCTTTTAGGTCTGTTACAACAATACTTCCACTTGGAAATATTTCATTTATGCTTTCAACCATTTCCAAACGTTCAAATCTACATTCTTTATTTTGTTTATTGATAACTAGCGTACCAAGTCTAATAAAACGTATTGTTGAATACGCGGGATTAAATTTTGGAAATGTTGGAGGAGCTGGCATATTATCTGTGTGTAGCTGTTATAAATGAGGACTGTATCAAACCTATCTGTGCTGGTATATATGCTTGTATTTCTTTTGTCTGATCGTCAATATTATCTAGAGCCGTCGTAGGAGTATAAGCGGTAGAACCGCCAATTGGTGTTGAAATTGGTAAGTATTGATCGATTGTTGGGTTGGATGAAACTAGTTCTTTAAATATTTTTTTACCATCTTTATTCAAAGACTGATAAACAACTTTATTAGAATACGTTTTTTTGTTTCCAGTATAATATGAGCCAGCCCAAGTAAATGACCCATCAAAGTTTTTTTGGATAACCGTAACTCGCTCTGACGTGGCTCCAACAATTATAAAATCTTGTGTTCCGCCAACCTGACCGCTTATTACCATATTTCCATCATAAAATGATGATTGCTCTATTACTGCAAATGGTCCACTTATATTAAAGTTGCCGGTATAACCAGAATTAAAGGTAAATCCGGTATTGGCCGAATAAGGCACTATTAGACTTCCAGCTGGAAATGCCGTTCCCCCTGTAACCGATGTAGGACCGGGTAAAAGAGTAAGGTTAATTTTATCTTCTGTATTTTTTGTAAAAAGATTGCTGTTTATATCTAAAAGCGCAAATGGATTTACTGTATTGCTAGCAGCAACAAATGCCCAAAACGCATTTGGATCTTGGTAAACCGTTACTGCAGCTTCTACTAAAGTCGTTTTATCATCAACAGCAACAGCTGCTTCCTGTACTTGGGTATTGTCCACGTCCAAGTAGGTAAAAAAATCAGAAATTGTAAAATTACCGATTGTGCTTGCAAAAGTTGTTTTTGGTAGATTAGTAAAAAATTTCATTTTAAGTTAAGTAATATGAAGATATTTCTGATTTTGACCAGAGTGCATTCCACTCTGGAACATAAGAGCCGGTTTCAAATTCCGTAAAATAGAGGCCAAGGAGAGTCAGCGAAGACGCTCCGTTTGGCAAGTAGCGAATTATGGGATCGCTTGCGTCATTTTTTTCTACCTTTACTGTTTCCAGTACGCACACCAATGGTTCACCGAGCCAGTTTGCAGTAAGATTAAATGGATCCGATCCACCCAGCGGTGTTTGATTTCCTGGGGTTGCTTGAATGCACCACAAATTTTGTGGATAGGATCTTTCTGGTAGCCCTGAAGCTACAGTTGGATATGATGCTTTTCTAAAAGTTCCAACGATACTTTCGACTTCAATTGTTTCTCTTTCATTTTTGGGCGTAAAAACATATTGGAAAAAATACCGTTTTCTTCCTTCACTTACCATAGTATATTCCGCAATGTTGCTAAAACGTCTGAAAGTTGAAGTAGCAAACATACGTTCCCAGTAAAAAGTAGCGGGTTGCAGGGTTCTTTTTAAGACATTAAGCGTACCTTTTAGGCCACCACCGGCATTGGCGATACCAGCTGCACTGAGAACCGGGCCTACCGGATTGTTATTACTTTCACCATATTCGTGTGCTATTTGGTAACCCGGTTCCTTTGGCATCGGTAGCTGCAAATGAGCGAAGGAACGGCTGATGACCCCTGATCGAGTTCTATCCGTATCAATTAATGAATAGTTTGCAGCATAAAAATTCAACCACATAGGTTGTTCGTCTGCTGCACTGCCCGTTGGATATTTGTAGAAATAGGCCATATGTAAATATTTAGACAATTTCTCTAAATATTATGATGGCATACAAAACGGTATTTAATCCCAAAAATTATAAAAAATACGTGGGAGATGCGAGCAAAATTGTCTGCCGTTCTCTTTGGGAACGTAATGTTTGCAAATTTTGTGATGAGCACCCCAGTATAATCAAATGGTCATCTGAGGAAATCGGGATTCCTTATATGAGCCCCATCGACAGTAAAATGCACACCTACTATCCGGATTTCATCATCCAGTTTAAAAACAATGATGGATTGCATACATGGATGGTTGAGGTAAAGCCAAAAAAGCAAACCATATTGAAAGAAAGTGCCTCTAAAAGAGAGAGAATGATTTGGGCTGTAAACAACGCAAAATGGAAAGCAGCAAAAGACTATTGCACAAAAAACAATATGATTTTTAAAATAATAACAGAAAAAGAATTATTTACCAATGGCTAACTCAAACTCAATAATCAATATTAAAGACTTTTTTGATCGCCATAAAGGTCTACAGCGATCAAACAGATTTTCCATGTCTTTGTCTCTACCAGAGACATTGCCGCAGATTTCAAATGATGATCTCCAGCCACTTGCAGTTACGATTGGATCTAGAGCTATTGACGGAATTGCAGATAATTTAGCTGGTTATGGTCTCGGAAGAACCGTTCCACGCTCTCAAAAATTTCCACAGGGCGTTTTACTGACATTTGCCGTCACCAACGATAATTTTATTACCGATTTTTTTGATACCTGGTTTAATACAATTTATTCTGGTGGTAGACAAAAAGGCTATTATGGTGCTCCGTTTCAACTTTCTTATTATGATGATATCATCTTGGACGCCTCAATGAACATCAATCTTTTAGATTTAAATGGAAATATCAATAGAACATTTACATTTTATGAAATATATCCCATAGAGACATTACCGATTGTTTTGGATATGATCGATGCTAATAAATATTCGACATATCAAGTATTGATTAATTTTAGAGACTTTACATTTACCAGCCCATCGTGAGGATTATAAATGGACTCGTTTCCTTCTTTAGAAGCACTGTTACCACAATATGAAACTGTATTGCCTTTTTCCAATGAAAAAGCATCATTTACTCCATTTAGAGTAAAAGATGCAAAAAACATATCAATCGTATTGCAAGAAGAAAATAAAAAATTAGCTCTGCAATCAATGGTTGAACTTTTAAAAACAAACACAAAAGGAGTAAACGTATTGGACTTGTGTTTGGCTGACGCTGAATTTTTATTTTTGCAAATTAGATCAAAGAGTGTGGACGAACGTCTAAACTTGATATACAACCAAGAAAAAGTTCAAGTTTATATATTTGATATATTGCATCGAAATGCAATATCAGAAGATAAAATAAAATTAACAGACGATACTCATATCGTAGTTCAAACTCCTACAATAAAAGATCTGTTAAAACTTTCATCATTCGACAAAGATGTTTTTATCAAAGCCTGTATTAAAAAAGTAATTGTTAAAAACGAAATTTATTATTTAAATAAATTTGTGACAAAAGACATAGAAAATTTAATTGACAATTTGCCGATGAATGTTTTACCAAAAATTGAAGAGTTTTTTGCCAAACAACCTGAACTTTACGTAATGTTAAACACCAAAGATGGTGAAAAGGAGGTAAGTGGTTTACTTACTTTTTTTACCTATCGGTAAAGTTTTTTGACTTAAAAGACTACTTTACCACCAACTTTACATTAATAAATAATTTTAATTGGAATCTATATGATATAGATAACATGATATGGTGGGAACGAGAAATTTACATCACCTTACTGATTGAATACCAAGAACAGAAAAAACAAACTAGCATGATGAAACAATATGAAGGCTTTCAATGATGGAAGAGTCTAAATCACCAGTAAACATTGATGTATCCGCAGAACAAAAAGTATTCTCTGCAGCTATTACAGAATCACAAAAACAAGTACAGCTTGCTGTAACCAGTCAGCCAGATTTACCGCTACCACCACCAATTTTATTTGAGCCAACACAAGTTCTTATATCTGAAACCCCAGTTGCCCAAACCGCAAAAGTCGCTTTAGATTTGCGGATAAAGGCAGACATGGAAGATCAAATATCTAAACTGGAAACACAAATAAGTGGACTTCAAAGAAATTTATCAGAAACAATAAATTCTTTGCAATCTAAATGGATCACGGATCCAAAAGCAAAATCAAATTTTGATGAAAAACCCACTTTAGAACAAAATAATTTAATTTTTGAAACCAGAAAAGAACAGTTTTCAGACTATCCCAAGTGGGGATAAAAAAAGCCCCCTTGCGGGGGCTTTTCTCAATCATTCTCCATTTCGGAGAAGTACTTTAGAGGATCCTTTTCCTCTACGTCTTCCGACACCAGCGTCTCGTTCACATCATCCTCAATGCTCTTGGACTCGGTGAACTGCGCACGGATATCGTCGCCAGT